CCCCGTATAAACCGCACCAGCAGCAGAGAGGAGCTGGTACCATCCATTATCAGCAGGATGGTAGAAGTAATCGCAGTAGCCCTTATTGGCAGCACCTCCCAGTGCAGAGGGGAATGAGTAGCCACGGGCAACACCCATAGCTCCAATGTAGCCATCGGCTGTTACGCTTGGCAGCTTACCCAGCTCCTCATAGCCAGCAGGTACGTTGGCTGCGCTGTCGCTCGGTGTTACAAACTTGCTTGCATCGCTGCACAAGTACAGCAGTGCCTCTCCAGCCGTTTGGTCTGCATGTACCAGTACATCATCGTTGTGCTCCCATAAGTACTGCTGTGGCTGCTCCCAGCCTCGGTAAGAGGCTACATGGAATGTCTTGTACGTTCCATCGCTCTGCAAGCTGGTGTAGTCCACAATACCAGTATTGTTGCCCAGCGGTGCTGTGATGCCGGCAGGGATAAATGGCTCGTAGCTGTTGTAGGCACTCCACTCACCACTTGCATAGTAAGTGCCATTGCCTAAACCACCCTGCGAGTAGCCATCCTCTGTTTTGCTTGCGTTGTAGGCTGCTTGGCTGTCAAGGTCTCCGAACTCAATAGCCATGAGCCACGACATTTCCTCACGGAATCGCCAGCCACCATGATGCCACATTGTACCCAGTGAGCGACAGCGTGTGCGTATGGTGCTCTTTGCCGTGTTGCTGGCAGGCATACCCAGCAGGGAGCGGTACGTGCCATCCCAGTCAGCCGTATTGTTGCCACCTCTGTAATCGCCTGCGTTGTCCGTCAGTTTGAGCGTGCCATCTGCATTGCGTGCAGGCACATCGCCATTCCATGTGAGGAAACATGCAGCAGTAGGCAGGTTGGTTGTGCGGTTAAAGGTTGCCAGCCATGGGCTACGGCTCTTTTCGCTCATGTGTACAAACCCAGGCAGCTCAACCTCGCTAATTGCTACTACAAGGTAATCGCCATCTAACTCCAGCCTGCGCCAGTAGTCGGGCTTGTACAGCTGCACAATGCCATCAACTGCATTCAAGTGGGCAGCACCGCCACCCTCCTTAACTCGGCTGTCGTTTGCACCCAGCCAGTAATTTACACTGCCATCAGCGTTAGCCACGTAACGCTTAATACGGCTTTGGATAGGCAGAGAGCGGTGCAAATCAAGGTTGCCTACTCGCTCCAGCTTACCATCAGCTACACAATGCCCTCCGTTTTTGAGGTTGATTTTGATGCCATACCAAAGGTCTGTGTAGGGAAAATGTGGGGTTGTAGTGCCCACTCCAATAAGTAAACCCATAATGTAAAACGTATTAAATTGTTACTCACTCAATAGGGTTGCGCCACTGCCACAGCCCCAATAAATATCGTATCTCTCCAGCAGCTCTGCATTGCTTGCTGCCAACTCTACCACCTCCAGCTCCTGCCAGCCGTTGAGCGTGCATGGGCATGGGCTGCACTCCGTTTCCTTGTACAGCCTCACATCTACCATCACTGCCACAACTCCAGTGGTCGCACTCTTTGGTTTCACAAACAAGCTAAACGGCTGCTCATCCTTTAGCTTAAAGCCATTGGTAAGGTCTGTTACCTGCCCATGGCTGCAAATGCGTGAAACGAACATTTGCTCACTTACGTAGTTTTTGTTACCTGCCATTTTTACTCTTTTTTATTGTATTTGCTCTTTCGTTTCCGTAATTGAGTGCCCAAAGTTACTCAAAAACGTGTATATTTGTAACGCTACTGGTGCATAACTTTTGAAAGTAAGTGAAAGTTAGGCTGCTGGAGCATCATTTTGTGCCCCAGCAAGCCTTTTTCTGTTAATTCCTATGTGTTAGCCAATGTGCTTGATAACTCATACCATCATACACCAGCATAAACTCATCTACATCTCCAGCAGCTTGCCCTATTTTGTGGCTCTCCCAACCTCCGTTATTGTTACGTATGTATGGGTAATCATCCGTGTTCATACCTGCTATATCAGTATTTCTGCCTACAATGTATCCGCTTTGAGTGCTGCCTATTCTGCCCAAAATAGAGCATTTTACAGCAAAAGGCTCACTATTTGGTATGCCCAAATGGAAAGCTACGGTCGATTTCTTTGGAAGTCCTATACCGCTGTTTGCGTTATTATAAAGAGCCAAAATTTTGAAAGGATTAGGAGCTGTTTTCTCACCAATCACATAGCAAGTATTTAGGGGTGGTGTTATTGCTGTAAAGCCATAGTCTTTTATCCATGTTGAGCTTTTAATGGAGGCATTTGCACTTATAGCGCAGTTCCTCTGTCCTCCCGATACATTTATAATTATGCCTAAATTAGTATAGTATTGGTTCTGCATATTGTTCTCAATACGCATGAGGCTTTTGTTTGGATTGTAACTTGGCATTACATCACCTATGCCAGCCCAATAGCCGCTACCAGTAAGACAAAGAAATTCGCGGCTAATAAACACAGAGCTACTGCTGCCAGTTGAGCCATCACCTTCTGCGCCTATTGAGCCACCGCTAATTCTCAAACCTCCAATGCTGCCAGTCTCTGCCACAACCTTGCCTGTAATCTCTGCGTTGAGAGCCTTCAACTTGCCGTTGTGGTAGATAATGGTCATACCCTCCTTTGTCCCTGCAATAGCCTCTGCCAGCGTACCGCCAAAGTAAGCTGCCACCTCATCTACACTCTCCAGCATAGCCTTTACTCCGGCACTCTCTTGGTACACTCCACTTTTAAGGAGCGCACCCAGTTTAAGGAAAGTGGAGAGGATTAAACCGCCATCAATCTGCGTGTAGTTGCCAGTTATAGCTTGCAGCGTAGCCTTGTTTGCCTCCAGCTGCGCCTTAAACTCACTGCTGCTGTCCGTCCATTCGGGTGCTTTGTTGCCCTCAACCAGCACAAATTTGGTAAACAGCAGGTACTCAAACGTAGTGGTCTGCTCACCTCGTATATACAGCCTCGTATCTTCTCTGCTGTTGCCATTTGCAGTAAATGTCATGCTGATGCGTTTCCAGCTTGTACCCACAACAAACTCCGTATAATTCTGCACGTACACATCACCGGCAGGGTTCATAAAGCCTACTCTTAGCTGTATGTTTTTGTTTGCACGCACCCAAAATGCCAGCGTGTACTTTGTGCCGCTATTGAATTTATTGTTTGGCAGCGCAAGGTTGCCGCCTTTGCTGACCCATGCAGTTGTTAGGAAGAAATAACTGGATGTGTTGCTTTTACCAAACCTCATGCAGCTGCCCATTGTACTATCAACATACAGCTGTTTGGTGTCAGCAGTGCTTTCCCAACCGCTAAAGTTGGAGAAGAAAGCTCCATTGTTTATGTAGTTACCCTGTCCTATTTCCAGCCCATCCACTGCATCTTGCGCCTGCTTCTTGCTTATCTCTGCAATCAAGCTGCCACGTGCAGTGTAGTAGGCATAAAACTTGCTGTCATACGTTGTGCGGTCAATATCGCTCGTAGTACCCATGTTTGCCAGCAGTGTTGCTACATACGTAGCCAAAGCATTGTAAGCAGCATCAAAGTCTGCCACACTCACTCCGGCACTCTGTGCTTTAGCCTTTATAGAGGTGTGGTCTGCAGTTATGTTGCTAAACTCTGTTTGCAGCTGGAGTTTTTCGGCTGGTGTAATTTTGCTGTCGCTGCCCATTGCATCCAACAATGCCTGTGCTGCGTTTGCAGCCGTATCGTCTGTATAACCAGCTGCCACCCAATCTGCATCTTTCCATGTACCATTACAACTCGTTTTGCATATCCTTATTTTGCAGTCGTTGAGAGTAAGCCAAAAATCACCAGCCTTATACGTTGTTGTGCTTGGCTTTGTGTTATAGTTAGCTGTGATGTACGTGCGAGCCTTTGCTATGTTGATGGAGGCTGTAATGTTGCCCCTTGCCGTATAGTATGCAGCAAAATAGTTGTCATACTCGCTCCTAACAATCGTAGTATTGACGCTCATAGTCTCCAAAATGCCTGCTATATAAGGATGCAGCGCACTATACGCTCTCTCCAGTTCCGTTGTATTTACCCCCAAACTGGTTGCTTGTAACGAGAGAGAGGCAAAGTCTGCGACAATGTCTTGGAAGAGTGTTGCCAGTGTCAGCTTTTCCGCTGGTGTTATTACGCTATCATCAGCCAGCTGGTTTAGTTGCGTTATGGCTCTATTTGCTGTTGTATCATCTGTGTACCCAGCCTCTTTCCAGTGGCTGTCGCTGTACGTACCTGTGCAAGTGGTTGTACAAATACGCACCTTGTAATCGTTGAGCGTTACCCACAAATCACCCTTTCTGTACGTAGCAGCCGGTTTGGTAGAGTAGCTGCCAGTGGTGTACACCTTGCTCTTGCTCTCCGTCATATTCTTTTGCAGTGTAGCCCTGTACTTGTAGTAGTTGCTAAATCTGCTATCATACGTTGTGCGGGTTATGCTGCTTTCCGTGCTCATATCCTCCAACAGCCCCTCTACCATAGTTTTAAGCTGGTTGTAGTAGTAGGTGAAAACCGTAGTGCTTACTCCAGCACTGGTTGCCTGTGTTATCAGCACAGAGTAATCGGCAGACAGCTCTGCCCACTTGGTTTGTAGCTCCAGTTTTTCTGCTGGAGTAATTATACTATCATCTGCCAAATTACTTAGCTGTGAGAGCGCATTGTTTGCAGCCGTATCATCCGTGTAACCTGCATCTGCCCAATGGGCAGCGTTGTAAGTTACGCCATCGCCATCTTGCAGGCAATACCTCATGCGCATAGTATCAATCATTACCCACAAATCACCTTTCTTGTACGTTGCAGGTGGTGTAGTTGCAGCATTTTGCGTCACAAACACATGAGATTTATTGCCAGCCAAATCCATTGCTTGGTTGGCGGTTTGGATAGCCGTGCCTATGCCTGTACTTGGTACGTTCTGCCAAACGTAGGTGTTGCCCTGCTTGGTAAACCTATACTCCAAACCAGTTTCTGTGTCCGTGTATAAATCTCCCAAATGGCTGTTTCTTGTTTCGGCATTCGTCCAGCTGCTTGCTGGAGCATTGTTAAGAGTTGGCGCAACACTTCCGTACCAGTATTCCACCGTCCCATCCACCTGCTCCTGCAAGCTATCAACCATATCCTGTAAAAACTCCAGCGTGTCGCTTTGCCCATCAATAAGCCTCTCCAGTTCCTCTATGGTTGTGCCGTTATCGCTGATGCCTCGCTCAATAACTCCAGTATGGGCTTTGAGCACGTTTGCACGCTGTGTGTAGTAGTTACTAAAGTTGCTGTTATACGTACCACGCACTACCTCTGTTGCCGTGCTCATGTCCTCCAGCAGGCTGTCTATGTATGCAATGAGCGTATTGTATGCGCTCTCAAAGTTTGTTGTCTGCACCCCAGCAGCACTAACCTGCGCCAGTACTACCACGTAATCGGCTACAAGGTTGTTTTTATCCGTTTGTAACTGCAATTTCTCCGCTGGGGTTATAACGCTGTCATTTGCCAAACTGCTCAACCCTGCCAATGCGTTGTTTGCTGCGGTATCATCAGTATATCCAGCCCATTGCCAATCACTTGCCCTGTACGTATTGCCACTATTCGTTATGGTACAAATTTTAATTTTATACGTGTCGGACATGAGCCAAAGGTCACCAGCTTGATATGGTGCTGTTGGTGTTGCACTCTCGCTGGCTGTTATATACATACGTACCTTAGAGCCTGTGAGCGTTTGCAGGTTTACAATTTGCGTAGCTTGGTTGCCGGTAGTGGTTTGGAGGTTGCCAATGGCTTGTGTGTGTGCATCCACATCGCTCTGCAAGCCACTGGTTGCTGTTTGGAGTAAATCTACATCAGTGCCCAGCCCAGCAATATCGCCCTCCAGCTCGTTTACGTTACGTGTTCCTCCGCTGGTACTCCTAAACTTGATGTTTCCACCAATCTCTCCATTGTCAAGGTCAAAGTATGTTTTCCCATCAACACTCTCAATCTTGCCGCAGTTTATAGTTCGCCCAGTTATACGTGTTGCACCATAAGTGAGCGTTATATCTCGGTAGCCGTTATACACACTGGAGAGCACACCAATGAGGAAATAGTAATAGCCATTGCTGTTGCCATCATCAACAGCCAGTTTCTCTTGGCTCACAATGATGCCAGCAGTATTGGTACTCTTTTGGCACTTTGCATAAATGTAGTAAGCATTATTGTTGGAGAGGGTGACGGCAAGTCCCTGCACGCTCCATGTTCGGTCTTGCTCCTCTATGGCATAGTGGATGAGCACACCGCTGTTACTCGTTACTTTGAGCACGTTTGGCTGTGGCACTCCGCTCACAATGGCATTTGCCTCAATCACCACATTGCGCAGCACCATTTGCCCAGCTCTATTGCCAACACTCAACATCATAGTTTCAATGCTGTTGGGCTTAATATTCTCTGTGTCAAAATACCCATCACCATCAAATATCATGTTAAGCAGCTCCTGCGTACTCCTCCAGTTTGCCCTTGCCTTTGCAATGTTGGTTAGATCATGTAGGGCAATAACCTCGTTTTGCCGTATGTTGTCCTCAATGAGCCTTTCCACCAGCGTTACATCCAGCGTGTCACTCAATGTAACCTTGTACTTGTATGGGTCAGCGTAGCAATCCCTCGTAAAGCTCTTAATGCGTATAGCCTTATCCACGTTTATATCCGTGTCCTTTATGTGGAGCAAATCGCCGACTTGGAAAACATTTACAATGCCCTCATCCGTGCCATACTCCTTTTCCAGTGAGAGGCTGGCAATCTCCAGCTCATACTCCACTCTCGGCTGGCTCAATGCCTCCAGCTCCTCCTCTGCCTTTAGGCGCAGCTCGCTCTCTGCATCCGTTACGTAGGGGTCTTGCGGCATAACAATATCCAGCAGCACATACTCATCGCCCACTGCAATTTGATAAGCTCCTCCATCGGGTAGCTTTAACCCTCGCTTATCCTCGTACTGGATGAGCGTAAATGTATGTGTAGAGTGGTCATACTTGTTTATTTCAAAGGTGTAGCCAGCAAGGTTGCTGTTGCCGGTAAACTTAACCTTGGCAGATGTGCCATCAATGAGGTACTTTGTGTTGCCGCCCTCCTTTTCGTTCAAGTCGAACATTTCGCTATCCACAAACTGCAACCCATTGCCTGCTACAATGGCTGTAACCCTGCCAGTCCTATGTGGGTACACCTCATCATACTGCTTGCTGCCCTCCTTTATGCCAAAGGCTGCAATACCATCCGTGCTCTGCACGTAGCTATCACCAGCAAGACGCAGCCTCTCGCTGCCATTGCGGTAGCCATTGCCAATATTCTGCGTGCCACCCTCCACGTAGAGCCTTGTAACAATATCTGCGCTGTTTACATTTTTCCTGCGCAGCTTATACACACCCGACTGCTTGGAGAAATCAAACGTAGCAGGCAGCAGCGCACCCTGCTTACGTATGTGCAGCGTGTAGTGCTTTTCGCTTGTTTGCACAATCTCAAACTCCGTCTCAAACTCCTCACATGCGCTTTGCAGCACATTGAGGCAGTTTTGGTTGTTGTACGTAAACTCTCTGTACTCCGTGCTGGGGCAATCTCCCAGCACCCATACCTCATCCAGCGTGCTTGCCACTCTGTTTACATTGGTTAGCAACACCTGCATAAGCAGCTCCATGTTTGCCACAATGCTAAAATTTGCAGTGGGGTTGTGCCCTGCTGCATCAGCGTTTCTGTACTGGGCATCCAGCAGCTTGTACTGCAAGCCCTCAAACACGTAGCTCTGCTCATAGCTGCGCTCTCCATTTTTGGTACACTCTCCAGCTTTATTGAGCGTGTACACAGAGCCGTACACAATTATGTAATCACCAATGCTGCACTCCATAGGTACAGCACTGGTGGTTTTCAGCGTTACATTGTCCTCGCCCAGCAGCTCACGCTTTTGCTCTGCGCTTTTGATGGCACAAAGCTGCGTGTAGCTGTTGAGCTTGTAACGGACAGAGCCATCACGCTGGTAAATTGTAATCTCGTTTACAGCTTTTCCCATACGATGATTCCGTTTGTCTCTACGTTAGTAACCTCCTCGATAACCCCAGTAATGATAATGAAATAATCACCATCCTCCGCATAGTCGTGTGTAATGGTTACATTTGTACCATACACATCCTGCATCTGTGTTCCATCACCCCAGTATATGTTTACCAGCTTACTTGTAGTAAGTGTAATGGTTGCACGTTTGGTCGCGCTGCTCACTCGCAAGTGTTTGAGCACCATCTTCACTGGTTCGGGTTCTTTCAGCTTGAGCGTAAACGTGCCTACCATCTTGGCATCGTTCCACGTTTTATCCACCTCCATGCCATCGGGCAGATAAACCTCATACAGCAATGGCTTGGTCGGGTGTATATCAACAGTTAGGCGGTGCAGCCCAGCAGGGCAGACGCTTCCCTCCATGCCGCTTGCAGGTGCAGGGTGCTTGGCATGGAACTGCTCCACAAAGGCTTTTACAGCCTGTACAAATGCCATCTTGCCACCCTTTACGTGCATAAAGCACTCCAGTGTGATGTCTCGCTCCTCAAACCTCGGTCTGCTCAAATCAACAGCCGTGCCATGGTAGCCATCAAAATCAACCTTTGCCGGCTCTTTCATTTTCAGTCCATCGAGCAAGCCCTTGCTGGCACTAACATGCACACCATACTGCTTAAAGTCCACACCATCCAGCAGGTATGCCAGCTGCTTGGTATCGTCCAGCAGGTCTTGTATCTCATCCTGCGTAAGTGCCTGCTGGTACAACTTTAACTCATCCAGCATACCCTCGCCCAACTCTGTTCCATAAATGGCATTGTTGATGCTCACACCAATGGGGTTGCCCCACTCGCTGCTCACCACACCACGCTCTATGAGCGTTCCGTTGAGGTAGATGCACACAACACCTGCATTATAGGTAACAACAAGGTTGTACCACATGCCTGCAACCAGCCCCACCTTGTACTCATAGTAGCGGTTAAGCCCATTGTAATTGAGGAGTATGGAAATGATGTTTTTGTTCTCCAGTACCTGCACATAGGAGCAGATGGAGAAAGGCAGTGCAAGGTTAAGCACGCTCTGCTCAACTTCCACTTTTCCAGTGCCATCAAACTGCACGCAGTTGCCCTGCTTGCCTGCTACAAAAGAAACACCGCCAGCCAAAACTCCATCAGCTCTGTTGTGGCTGTAATCATACGCTTTTGTAGAGCCTGCTGCCTCGTCAAAAGGCATGTTCAATACTAAATTTTGTTCACTTACTGCCATAGTTTTATACGTATAAATGGTTATGAAATAATATGTTATTGCTTTTCTTCGTATGTCTGTGCATTCACTCTCTTAACCACAATGCACTCCGTGCGCCCACTGGTTGTAATCTTTGAATTGCCGTACAGCCTCACAAATGCCTTGCAGCCCTCATCTGCCACATGCAGTACCAACTGGCTCTCCTCAAAGCAATCAATGTGCAGATGGCTGTGTCCTGCCATGCGTACCTCCAACTGGCTGTTATGCCGCAACCAGCACTGGTGTACGTTATACTCCGTTGTGGTAAACTGGCAATGGCTGCTACCAACAAATACCATGCGCTTTTGTGCCAGCACCTCGCCATGCCCATCAATGTAAGCCCCGTAAGGCTCTGTAAGCCCAGCAAAGTGCGTTCGCAGGAACTGGAGTGAGGGAAAGTCCTTACGTGTTACCTCCCTTATGTAGTACCAGTAAGCAGCCATCAGTTTCTCTATGCTGCCCCTGCTGTTATGCACAGCTGTTTTGCTCTCTGCGCAGTGCCCCTCCAGCATGAGGTGCTGGAGCTGCTGCAAACGTGCCTCTTTACTCTCCATATTTTACCTCCTTTTAGTAGCTTATACCTTTAGCCCTTAGTGGGTCGCTCTCAATCTTTTGGTTCAGTTCTACCAGCTGCTGCCTAATGCTTACCAGCTCGCTGTTGTAGCTTGTGTTGCGTGCAATAGTTTGCAGGGTGCTTATGCAGCTGCGAATTGTGGTGTTAGCCTGCACACATGCAGCCTCAATGTTCTGCTGCACCACCAGCTGCTCATACTGCCTAATGCGCATTGTTGTCATTTCGCCTGCAACCTTGCTGGCTGTGGTCTCTGTTACTCCAGCCACCTGCCCCTCCAGCGTTTCACTGGCTTTGCCAACCTCATCGCCCATGTCTTGAAAGAACTCCTCAAAGCCGTGCAAGCCCTCCGTAAAGGCATTGCCGGCATTTTTAAGCATGTTCTTCCAGTACCCGAAGTTAAAGCCTGCCACGCTGTTGTTATGCGCCCCCATGTAATCAGCCAGCGTTTGGGTAAAGTTTGCCACAACCGGCTCAATTACCTTTAGCTTTAGGCTGTTTTTAACTGCATTGGCAATGGTTTTGTTCCACACCTCATCAAAGCTCTCTGCGCTGTCCTCCATGTTGCTAAAGGCATCAGCCCACACATCAGCCAGCTCATTTGCCATATCCCTAAAGGAGGTTTGCACCAGCGTTTCACGTATCTCTTGCTCAATCTGTGCAATTTGTCTCTGTGCATCCTCTGCACTCTTTAGGTACTCCTGCACCTTGCCATCGTCTCTATCCTTGCTCTTTTTGCTCTGCTCCAGTCTTGCCAGCTCCCTGTACTCCTGCTCCTGCTGCTTTAGGTTCTCTATTGCTTTGTACTGGTTCTTGTAGTAGTCCTCACCAATAGAGTTCTCAACCTCAAACTGCACCTGCGCATACATACGCTGCAATACACCCAGCTGTTTTTCATGCTCTCGCATTTCACGCTTGATACGTCTGCTGGTGCTGTCAAACAAGCTGATGGCACTGGTAACAAGCGATACACCACCGCTTATAATATCCACTGGGTTGCCGCTGGCAATACCTTTGCCCAGCTGCGCTACTCCTCCCATCATTTCGCTAATGTTACCCAGCATCTCCTGCGTTTCCTCATCGCCAGCAAGCCCCAATTTCTTAAGCCCATCAACAATGCTGTCAAAGCTCTGCTTTACTATGTCGGCAGCACTGCTAATATCGCCCATCATATTGAGCAGCTTTTCCTTTTTCTCCGTAGTGCCATCAGCAGCGTTCTTATACTCCTTAATGGAGTTTGCCAGCTGCTTAAATGGGTTCTTACTACCCTGCGTTTCACGCTCCAAATCAGAGAGCTGGTCGAGCAGTGCCTTTTTGATGTCTGCATCCTCAATAGCCTCTATCATCTTACGCAGCTGCTCCTTTATGTTGTCAAACGCTGTGCCGCTCAAATACTGCGCATCCCTAAAGAGTTGCTGCCATATATCCGTGCTCTGTATCTGCTGTGCTTGCAGCTCACCCAGTGCCTTAATACGTGCCCTCTCTGCCAAAGCTGCCTGCTGCTCATACCCATGCTGTTGCAGCCATGTAATCTCCTGCTGGTACTGCCTCTCTACATCTGCACGCAGCTCTGCGTTACTCCTGTATTTCTCCAGCAACTGCCTTTGCAACTGCTCCGTTTGCTCCGTAATCTCCTTGTCAATCTGTGCAATGGCTCTTGCTCTGTCCTCGCCAATGAGGTCAGTTTTACCCTGCTGCAACTCCTGCTTTTTAGCAGCCAGCGCAGCAATGTAATCGCCAGTGGTTTTTGCCGTATCTTTAGCCTTGCCCAAACTCTCATTAAACTTATCCACAGCACTCTCTATGCCTTTAATGGTGCGTAGCTCCTCCTGCATGTTAATGAGTGTTGTGCCTTGCTCCGTTGTAAGCACCTCTCCGGCATCCATTTTGGCATTCAGCTCCTGCACCTTGCCTTGCAGCCACTGCTCGTATGTCTCGCCATGTTCAATGAGTTTTGCAAACTGCTTATCGGCTACGCTCTCGCCATAGGCAGCTACCCACTTGTAGTACTGCTCATATTGCTTTTTGCGCTCCTCCATTTCTGTTTGCAGCAGTTGCGCCTGCTTGGTCTCATAGTTCGCATTCTCCAGTGTGCGCAGCTCCTCAAAGTTTGCCGTAACATCTGCAGGCATTGCCTTGCCTCCCTTTTTGTAGGCTTTCTCCAAATCCTGCTGCTCCTTATCAATGCGTGCCAGCTCCTTTTTGTGCTCCAGTTCCAGCTCTTGCTTACGCTGCTCGTAGCCATCCTTAATGGCTGCAATGCGCTTTTCCTCAACCTCCAGCTGAACATCCACAGCCTTTTGCCCAGCCTGCTGCAATGCATCAGCAGCCCTTTGTGCTTGGTTAGCTGCTTTGCTGGCAGCACTGGCTGCGCTCTTGTGGCTCTGTGGTAATCTGCCCTCCAATGCCTTAATGCGGTTGTCGTAGTCCTGCCACTCCTTGCTGCCAATGGTTGCCTCTGCACGCAGAGCCTTTAAGTCTTTAATGCGCTGGTTGATACCATTCTCTGTATTTAGCCCCTCCTCCTTTTGTGTAATGAGGCGGTTCATGAGTGCCAGCTTCTCCAGTGCGCTATCAAGCTCCGTGCTATCCACATTCACCTTTGCCTCTGTGCTGTTTATGCGGTCAATCTCCTTTTGGGCATCCTCCGCAGCTTTTTGCAACTCCTCAAAGCTGTTGTTTGTGGTCATTACATCCTCCTGCACCGGCTGTGGGTTAAAGCTCTGTCCCCAGCTTGCAAAGAGAGCCTGCACTTGTGCATCCACCTGCTCCACCTGTCTCTGCGCCTCTTGGCTTGCATTGACAGTGCTTTTTATAGCCTCCTCAATAGCAGGCTTAAACTCCTCCATTTCCTCGCTACTTGCTTTTGTAGCATCCTGCACGGCTTTGGTTATTGAGCTTACCAGCTTGTTATATTGCTCTGTGTACGCCTCGTCATGCAAGCCAGCAAGCTGCTTGCTGCCCTCGTTTGCCATTTCAATAACACCCTCCCAAAGAGCATCGTTAGCATTGCGTATGCTGCCACTGGCTTTCTCAACCGCCTTTGCTACTTGTATGGCAACTCCTTCGGGTTGTACCTCCTGCACCATTTCAATAGTGTGGTAGGTAGCATCCTCTGCTGCCTCTTTAAGCTCATCCAATGCCTTGGTGGTCTTATTCGTCATTTCCTGCATTGCCTGCTCCGTGTACTTGGCTTTGAGCTTGGCTGCTGTTGCTTGCTCTATTTTCTCAATAAGCTCATCATGCTTGGCAATCTGCTCATCAATAGCAGCATTCTCTTTCAGCAACTCCACATGGTGCTCACTACACAGCTGGTTTATTGCCCCCAGCGCATCTTGGTAGCTCTTTGTTTGGCTGTCTGCATTTGCCAGTATAGCAAAGTACGTGTTGAGCTTGCCGTAAGTATCTTGCAGGCTGTCTTGGAACTCGCCTTGTATGGTGGTTTCCTCCTCCGTTTTCTTGCCAATCATCATAAATGCACTTGCAGCCAAACCTACAAGGCTTATAATGGCAGTTATAGGGTTGGCTATCATTGTAGCCCACAAAGCCCTCAAAGAGGCAATAAGCCCTTTTGTAGCAGTGCTCAATATGCCTTTGGTGGTAGCAAGCAGCGTATCGCTTGCAGCCTGCTGTTTACTTGCCAATGCTCCCTGCTGCTTTGCCAGCGTAGCCACCTTTTCCGTTGCAGCCTCCTTTGCCGTTGCCGTTGCAGCCATCTGCTTAACAATGACAGCGTGCTGCTGGAGCTGGTTGTACTGCTGTTGTTTGAGCGCAGCAACAGCAGCCGTGTTGCCCTCCTGCTGTGCCAGTGCTATCTGCACCCTCGTTTGCTGTATCTTCTGCTGGCTCGTTCTGTACTCAATCAACAGCTGCTGCTGCTTTTGCTTTAGCGTAGCAGCCTCTGCCCTTGCAGCCATCATCTGTGCCTGCACCTCACTCTGCGTAGCCTGCACAGCCTGCTGCACAGCCACGCTGTAAGCCATGCCAGTTTTTGTAAGGTTGCGCTTGCCCAGCTCTGCCCTTTGGTCTGCTGTCAGCACGCTCTCCATGGCAGCTACATACTCCACGCTGCCAGTCGTTAGGTTCATCCTGCTAACATACAGCTGCTGCTCGGATGTGAGCAGCTGCTGCATGGCAGCTATCTTTACATTGCGCAGCACCTGCTCTTGCTGCTCCAGTGTGAGAGCTTTTTGCAGCTCTGCTGTGTATGCCTGCTGTGAGGCTGTCATTTGCTGGTGTGTACGTACCACCTGCATACCTCCCTGCACGTTTGCCGTAAATAGCCCTGCCCTTGCCTTTAGCACAATGTTATCCAGCGCAGCAATGCCGGTGCTCCTCTTTTGCGCGATGGCTACACTTGCCATTGCTACCTTGTACGTTCCATAGAGAGTTACCAGCGTGCCCAGCACTCGCAGGCAGCTGTCGTAGTTCTTTACCAGTGAGGTAATGGCACTTATGCTGCCACTCAAAACACCCTCCGTGTTCTGCCCAATATCATTGAGCATCATATCCCACGCATCTTCAAGGTTGCTTATCTGCCCAGTGAGGCTCTTGCTCTGCTGCTCCATCAAGCCATAGAACATGCCACCTTGGTTGGTGAGGTTCTCAATAACCATTTGCACCTCCTCAAAGCCAATCTTGCCATCGGTGACCATTTGGTTAATCTCATCGGTTGTCTTACCCAGTGCCTTGCTCAACTCCTGCACAAGGGGTATGCCCCTGCCCATGAATTGCCGTACATCCTGCGTAAACAGCCTGCCTTGCACCATGGTAGTTCCATAGAGGTACGTGAGGTCGTTAAGTGGTATAGACAAACCGCTGGCAATGTTACCCAGCCTTACCAGCGTTTCGTTTACTCTGTCTGCGCTCTCTCCATAAGCCAGCAGCTGCTTTGCGCTTTGCGCCACTCCCTTTAAGTCAAACGGAGTAGTAGCAGCCGTTTGCGTGAGCTGTTGCATGAGCTGTGTTGCCTGCTCTGCGCTGCCCAACATCGTGCCAAATGCAATCTCCAGCTGTTGGAACTCGCCACGCACATTGATGATGTCCTGCACCCAGCTCTTTAGCGTAGCCGTAATTGCAACTCCAGCAATGGCTGTACCAATGTTTTGGAAAGAGCCGACAATGCCTTGGCTCTCGCTCTCCACATTGTCTGCGAACTCCATAATGCGCTGCTCATCCTTGGAGAGCATTGCATCTATATTGTTGTCTCTTATGAGCACATCAAAGCTCAAAGCCCCATTATTATTGTCCACGATTGATGCTATTTATATAGTTTATAAACTGGTCTGCATTCTCCTCTGTGAGCACCACATCACCGCTGCCAGCAAACCCGCCCTCACTGGAGGCATTATCTCCATCCTCATCATAGCGTGCTTGGTCAGCCAGCATACGCTGCACCACAGCCCATGCAATGCCCTTATTGAGGTATTCCCACGTCCAGTGGAAGTATGCGCATATCGCACCTCTCTGCCCATAGAGGCTTTTTAATCCTCTTGGCTCTCTATGCGACTGGGCATTGTTGTTCGTGCGCTCGACATCAATCGCATAGAGTTTATAAAATCCGCTAAATTGTTGGTTAGGTCAATAGCCTGCACCAAATCAAACAGCTGGCTGTTTTTTATCCACTTGCTGAAAAATGCCGTAAGCTCCTCCAGCTTTTGTTTGTTCTCCCACTGGTTGCCCAGCACGGCAATGGCTACAATACGTGCCATGCGCTTGTTATGCTCCATGAACAGCTTACGTGCCTCCTGCCTTGGGTTCTCCTTGATGGTGTTCTCATCCATAACCAGCTCAATGTACTCTGCGCTCAACCTATCCAGTGTGTACGCAGTAGGCTCTTTTACCACAAACTCCTGCTGCTTATCCTCCAGTATCGTCTGTGTACGCTTCAACCACTTAAACCACCTCCACCTCGGTATGCGCACCTTGCGCTCAACTTGGTAGTTGATGGTAAAGCTGATGCCCTGCTCAATAAGCAGGCGCAGCTCCCTTTTCTCTGCCTCCAGCTCTGTAAGCCCTTGGCTATCTTTCTTTTCTTTATTCTCCATATCTTAATACGTTACGCTGTTAAACAAAAACCCACCATGCGCACAAATTCCTCTGTACCATGGTGGGCTTTCCGTGTTGTGCCTCCTATCTCGTAAGCACCAGTACCATGTTTGCCGCTGGTTACTGACCTGGATAGGTTGATGTCTTCTTCCGTGCGTACATCGTAGCCACACCAGCCTTTGCAGGCTTGAGGGGTGTTGCCGTAAAGTCCACAAGGTTGATGCCCTGCGAACTCATGTCAGCGTTGAGCACAGCCTCAATGTCGGCACGAGGGATAACGTACACAAGACCCACTTCGGGGATGGCACGCAGGCTCACCTCAATGTCCTCATCGGTGTCGCTCCAGCTCCACACCATATCATCGCCTGTGCCACTTGTGCTGCCACCCAAATAGGTTTTGAGGAAAGTGGGGTCGGGATCCATGATGGAGAACGTGAGTACGGGCACTTTCTTTTTCTTTTTACGCACTTCGGGGGCACTCTGTCCCTCCTCAAAATGCTCTGTCACATCTGCGGTGTCCTGCTGGAGCTTGCAGGTGTTTTGGTACGTCTTGCCAATTTTGGTGTAGTTTGTAGCCTCGCCACCATCGGCAGCAATAGTACCAACTTGGATTTCGGACAATCCTAAAGAAATCAAACTCATAATCGTAACGTATTAAATGTTGTGAAAATTAAAACGTATCTTGAACCAAAGGCGGTGTGCTTGCATGGCTGGCTCTGCTATTACATCCTGCTCCTCGCAGGTGTAAGCCCACCCATTTCCGCAGTAGTGTTTCTCCAGCACCTTGTATGCAAGCTCTGCAAGCTGCTTGATACGCTCTGTGTTGGCACTGAATGTTTGGGCTACACCTGCCAGTGTGCAGTCTGTCTTATCCGGCACAATAATGTTTACATGGCTCGTACCCAGCTGCACGCTGCCTGCTGGCAGGCTCAAACTGGTAATGTAGCAGTCCTCTCTCGTTGCAGGTGCTGTATCGGTCATTTTGGTACGTTTGCGCACCACACCAGTAATCTCTTGTGCCAGCTCGCTCTGTGCCAGCTGTACGTAGAGAATATCATCCTGCAAGGTGTTAAACTGCATACCCTCACGCATGTTCACTATGTCATCCACGTTTGCCATTGTTGCCTTTTAGCTCATTTTGTAAATCTGCTTCTGCAGCTGCTTAACCAGTATTGGCACTCTCTGCTGTGCATTGCGCTCTGCGCTATCCAGCACATCGTAGCCTCTCGTTTCCACGTAATAAGCGTAGTGCATACCTGCCACCACGATGAGCGCATAACCTCTTGTGACTTGTTTTGCAAGCTCCGCTGCCAATGCCTGCCCCTCCAGCACTCCTTTGCCGTTGGCTGCATCAACCACCTTGCTTGCCACCCTTGCCTCAAAATTTTGGCTTATAATATCGCCATTGCGCATCAGTACGTAACCTATGCTGTTACGCAGGTTGCCAGTCCTATCCTTGTACGTGCCCTGCTCTCTTGCGATTGCCACACACTCCTCACCAATGTACTGCAACATAGTTACCATGGCTCTGTGAATGCGCAGGCTGTACTCTGCAAAGGTGCTGTGTACCTGCTGCTTGGTAAAGTTAGCCTTAAACCCAAACTTTGGCATAGTGGTTGTACTTTTTGTATCGCAGTACCTTGCCATGCAGCACCTCTATGCCAGCAGCGTTGAACACCTTTATAAGGGAGTTTATCGGTACGGCTGGGGTGCTTGCATGTAGGTACACCTCGCTTTGGTATGCCAGTGTAGTGCCATCAGCATCTTGCAGCACTCTGTTGCCGCTGCTCGGTTCTTCCCTGCACAGCCCCCACTTTACAAGCTCTGCCTCTTTGGTATCCACCAAATCGCCCAGCTCATTCAGCTGCTGCTCTGCTGGCTGCTCCACATACAGCATATCAGTGTATCTGCCTTTTGCCTCTGTACTCATACCGGCTTACATGGTTACTGGTTAAAACATTCTGCTCCCATCACGTAGCGTAATAACCGCATCGGGGACAAACTCCTCTGCTGGCAGGTCGTTGGCTTTGCATAATGCCAAAATGCGGTCTTTCAACCTCTCATTGTAGCCCTGCTGCCAATCTCCCTCCCTCTCGCTGGAGAGGCTGATGTATTTTACAAGCACCAGCACAGCTGCCAGTGCAATGGCACGCTCATTGGCTGGGTCGTATTCACCATCTGCCTCCAGCGTACAGCCTAAACGCTTGCACGCTACAAGGAGAGCCTTTTGCAGCTCAAGCTCGTTGCCATCGCTGCAATAAGGCTTAACCTCGCAGAGTATTGCATCAGTGTTTGTCATACCTCGCTACTGGTTAAAGTCCACGTACTTGGTAGTTCACGATGCCATCAATCTCGGTGATGATAGGCACAGCACGCCAGCTGGCTTGTGTGTACTCACCAGCCTTCTGCCCAGTGCTCTCACCAGTCTGCCACTTTGCAACACGGATGCCGTTGCCAGCATCAACATACTGCACGTTGGGTTCGGGGATAATGGCATTGTCCTCAAACGCAGGCTGTACCTCACCAATGAGACCGGCAGGTTTGAGCACCAGCATGTTCTCATTCCATGGGTCAATCAGCGTTTCACTGCGCTTGCCATCCTTGGCAATGGCACTCTTCTTAACCACCTTGGTGATGGCAGGCAGCTCAAACTGCTCCAGCATTGCAGTAAGCTCTGCGCTGGTAACAGCCTGCCCACTCTTATCAGTGCCCTTAATGGCTCTGCGCACAGCAGGGCAGTTGATAATCCACGCATAGATGGCAGGAGAGCAGAGGATTTCGCCAAACGTGATGCCGTAGCTCTCAAACTGGTACTTGATAGCAGCAAGCTCCTCCAGCGGGTTCACCGTGCCTGCATTGTCATCCGTCCAGTTGCGTGCAGCCTGCAACTTGTTACGTGTAGGCATGTTGTAGTCCACCTTGTAGGTACGACCATCGGGGTTGTTGAGCGTTGGGGTGAACTGGGCTTTACCTCCGTTTGAGAGAGCCTGCAACACAACATGGTCTGCTGTGTCCTTACAGCCCAAATAAGCCTCTCGTACCTCGCCCATGAGGATTTTGTACACCTCTTGGAACTTCTGCTCATCGGTGTAACGCTTGCTGCTTGCCTCCAGTATGGAGAGCATCTTACGCAGCTTTTTGGCGGTCATGGGGAACTTGTGACCCATGCGGGGTATCTCACCAGTAAAGGTTTTGAAACCATCAGTGGGTCGGGTCGGTGTGGCTGCATCGTTGCCAATAACGCTTGCCATAAAGCGCACATTGTAGGTTGCCTGCAATGCGTCCACGGTCAAGTCCATCTGTGGCAGGTTGTAGCTAAACCACTTGTCAACAAACAGCTGCTCAAACAGCGTTTTGTTCTGCAAGCTGCCCTTTTCAAAGAAAATGCGCAGCGTGTTGAGCAAATCCACTGGAATGCTCGGTAGGTTTACTTTGCTAAAAATAGAATCCATAGTTTACCTCCTTTTCTCTTTAGAGCGAATTAGTGTACAGCACGTTTGTGCCTTTCAGCCGTGCGCCCTCCATGTAGGAGGCAGGCACTGGGGGCACTCTGCGTGCATAGATCTCACCACTACCGCTGTCACGGGTTACATCAATGCCGGTATCTCCCAGCTCCTCCTTTACCTCTGCGCAAGGTGCTCCCTCGCCAATGGTAATTGCATTAGGCTCTGCCACAAGCAGCACACCAGTAGCACCCTGCGCTGTGTCGGCAACTACCTCAATGAGCATGTCACCAACAGCCAGTCCGCTAATGGCTTTGGAGAGCGTAACCTGCACTCCATCCTCTGTTTTGTCAATGGCACTGATGGTCGGGCAACTGGATGCAGCAGCCGTAAGGTTGCTTGCTACCAAATCACCTACCACGAAAAGCGGTTTGCTGAACTCGTCACCCTCCAGCGTAACCTTTTTGGCATTAGAGCCGTTAATGGCTACAATGCGTGCTGTCTTAATGAGCTTTGCCAGTCGGCTTGTCTCATCCACATGCGCCAGCGTGCCAAAAGGTATAACTGCGCCAACAGCAAGGTTCTCTTGGGTCGGGTCGAGCGTAAAGCCACCTACAACTTGGATAGGGGGCTGTGTGTAAAGAGGTCGGTCACCTCCATACGTTGTGTAAGTACGTTTCATTGCTTTCTACGTGTTACTTGTTATTACTACTCGTTACCAACACTAAACTGCTTTAGCATGGCATCTGCCATGTCGCTCTCGGCTTTGTCCTTTGCCTCCTTGCTGGCATTCGGGTCTGCAGGCTTTAAGCCTCTGTTTACAAGGCTCTGCTTGTACTTGCCCAAATACTCATCAATGTTGGCATCGGCTGGGATGCTGACAAACTCCATGTCTGCCTCCGTTAAGCCCAGCTTTTTCATTGCAGCTGCAATTACTCCAGTACGCTCACTTGCAGCCAGCTTCGCCTGTAACTCTGCAATGGTGTTGTTTTGGGTTTCCATTACACCAGCGTACTTTTTCTCAATCTCCGCAATGGCTGCTTTCCACGGCTCGGCTTCATCGGGTTTCGGCTGTGGGGGTGCAGGTGGTGTGGGAGGTGTTGGAGGCTCTTGCTTTTTCTGCGCCCAGCGTGTTGCCTCACCCTGCATTGCCTGCAAAATGGGTACGTACTGCTTTGCACGTTCCTCAATCGCCTCGTCTGTGGCAGTCTCCTCCAGCCCATTGCTTGCTATGCCAGCAATTTGCTCCAGTGCTGCCTCCGAAAGCCCCATGTCTTTGCATTTGGCTTTCAAGTTTTCCAGTAATTTCTTATTCATGCTAAAATGCGTTTATTGGTTTAACCGCTGCAAAGATACATCTTTTATGTTTAAGCGTGTATATGTTTCACGTTGAATTTTTGTAAGTGGTTCACGCTGAATGTATTGGAAATTCATTAAAATATGTTAAAAATGCAGCAAAAACAAAAGAATTTTGCCGAAAGTTATTGTGTATTGAATAAATCATACTACCTTTGCATTGTGTTAAGCGTGACAGATATGCACGCACAAAGTAAGAACAAGGTTACACAATTAAATTTAGGCAATATGTTACAGAGCGAATTTACACAGAGAACCCAAATTTGGGTAACAGCAGAGCTGTTTGAGGAACTGCACAAGCAGTACATGAGCAGCACGCTGGATAAGGATGCATGGTGCAAGCAGTATAAGCGTAAGCATGAGCTGGATATTACAAAAGCCATGGTGGATGAAATTGCAAGCCTAAAGCAACAGCTGGAGGCAGAGCGTAAAAAGAGAGAGCAGGAGAGAGCACACGCTGATAAAGAGTTACTGGAGGCTATACGTAAGGGTAACGCCTACGCAGAGGAGCTTATACGCATATACGATGTAAAAGGCGATGATAAGGCTATGCGTGAGATGCTGGCAAAGGTACGTAACAAATATAACAAGTAAGGAGGAGCAGCTATGAAATTTGCAGAGTTACCACAAGATGTGCAGGGGCAGCTGGAGTTTGAGCGCACTACCCTAAAGCACAAGTGCATTAACACAGCTTACAGAGTTGAGCTGTACAATGAGCAGGGCACACGCTACTTTGTATCCAGCAGGTGCTGCCAAAGCTGGAACGATGATAAAGGCAATTACATGCCATTTGGAGGCGGTAGCTACTGGAGTATTCAATATGGAGCTGTGCAGTTTAGATCATATAAGAGCTGCGTAGGCACAAGAGAGTATGAGCTTTGCAATGGCAAGCGTTACGGAAAGAGTGCCAATGGCACAGAGATACCCAGCAGACTGGCTACCAAAAAGGAGGTGCTGGCACTGGTTAAGAAAATTGGAATATTCACCCTTTAATACACTACAAGATTATGGCACACAAGATTGAGAACACAACCAGCTACACAGAGCAGCAGCTGGAGTACTTAAACAAAATGCAGGCTGTTTGCGATAAGGCAAAGGAGCTAAAGGAGAATTGTAAAGGCTACGTGATAGCAGGTAACGATGGGGCAGGAGTAGATTACTGCTATTGTGGAGAGGGTAATGGCTACAAGGGAGCACCACTGCGCCCAGCATGTATTTTCGCTGTGGTGTTTGAGGATAAAGAGGAGGCAGATAGAAAAGCAAAGAGGCTCACCGGTTACAGAAATGGTGCAGGGCATGAGATTGAGCTGCAAGTGGAGGTTGCATGGTACTACTTTGGGTGTATGTATAGCCAAATGCTTGGCATCATAGACACCGCAAAGCACATCTTTCAAGAGTTAAACAACAACAGCAAGTAGCAAACAAATGGGGCTGGCACTCCCAGCCCCACAAAAAAAACACCGCAAATATGGAAAAAATGTTAGACGATAGCGCACTTGGCGCAATGGTTTGTGAGATTATCAACACGCATGTAAATGGTACTTTCCACGGGATGCACCTAAACATGGATGTAGAGGACTTTGTAAAAGCAGTAATGCTCATTGCTACCAGTAACAGCTGCAAAGCCCAGTACATTGTACCTGTAAAAGACAACTACTCTCACACATACGATATACTCATACTGGAGAGTAACGGAAAAATACTGGATGAGCTACACAAGGCTGGTTACAGCCTCTCAATGAGCAGCAAAGGTTTAGTTGTAAGCAAGTTTTAATATAGGAGATACAGATTATGGCACACGAAAAACAATTTGGCAGGCTCATTGTGGAGCACGTAGTGAGCATTGCAGCCATTGCTACTGGCATGGCAACAGATAGCACAGAGCAGGCTATCAATGAGAGCGTAAAAGCTATTTGGGGCAAATATGAGTTTAGGCACGTAGTTGAGGTGCAGGAGATTGCAATGCTGCACTCACACGCAGAACGCTACAAGGGCACAGAGGCTTTTGTGGTACTGCACTACCTGCACGATGCACTGGTAAACCTCAAACGCATAGAGCAAATACTGGATAGATAACATGAGTAATAACAAGGGGCTGGTGCAGCAGCCAGCCCCACAAAACCAAAGAGCATTATGGCACAAGTAACAACAGAACAGCTTAACGCAAAGCTGGAGGTAAAGAGCCTTGCAGGGCTTGTGTTTGCCGATGAGCACAACACACCTCACAAGTATGCACACAATAAGTATGGCTTATATGTTGAGGGTTTTGGCTGGCTGGCTTTCAAAGCAGATGGGCAGCTGCCATACACCCCAATAGGAGGCAAAACAGCACTGGAGCAGATACAGCACACTGGGCTGCTGCACTATAAGGATGTACACTGGGTTGAACCACTTAATAAGGAGCTGGCACTATGAATAAGCAAAGGAGAAAGCAGCTGGAGGAGATAAGCGAACAGCTCCAGCAGTTAAGGGATGAGCTGGAGAGCGTTATGGAGGAGGAGCAGGAGGCTTACGACAACATGCCCGAAAGCCTGCAAGAGAGCGACAGAGGCTGCACAATGCAGGAGGGGCTGGATAACCTGCAAAGCGCAATAGACAGCTTGGAGAGTGAGGTAATGGATGTTATACAAGAGGTAATTGAGCAGTAACTATGTTAGACTGGAAGATTGAAATGGAGCAGCTTGCCCAGTATGAGGGCAAAATGCAGGTACGCAGCTTGGAGGGCTTAAACTTTAGCTGCAACCCACGTAACCCCGATGGCTACTTTTGCCAGTGCCGCAAAGGAAAGTGGGGGCTGTATGTAGAGAGCAAGGGCTGGATGGCATGGGATGAGAACTGCTATATGGCTGCTGGCTACAAAAAAGAGGAGGCAGAGAGGCTGGCAAAGACAAAAGGCATACACCCCAGCTACAAGGTGTACTTTGCACGCTCATGGAATGAGCCAATAATTTTTGCCTCATACCAGCTGCTAAAGTTAGGCTACCAGCAGCTGCTTAACCCAGTTGAGGTAGAGCTAAACAGCTATGCCTACAAAAAGGAGGGGCAAACAAGGATGGTGGATGCACTGGAGTTTGATGTATCTTTAAGAGAGCCAGTTGTGGCACATTGTGGCAAAGAGGAGTTTAAGTACTTCTACCTCACCACCGAAAGCAAAATAAGGCTTGGTGAGGAGCTGGAGCGCACGCTAAAGCACAATGGCTACCCCTTTGAGAGAGTAAGCAAGTGTAAGCTAAAAAGAGAGCTTACAGCAGCCTATAAGGTAGCGCAGGAAGAATGGCAAAAGCGCACACTAAAGCGTAAGGAGATAGCCAGCCGCATAATGCGCACACAGCCGCCCCAAATAGTAGTAGATGCTGGCTACAATGTAGTAAGCAATGGCAGGGTAAGGCACTGGAACGGCAAAAGGTGGGAGGTGGTTAGGAGAGCCACAAAGGAGGATTATAATACATTACCATACATAACAAAATACTAAAAAGAACATGAGCGTAAATTTATTTGACAAGGAGTTTTACCCCACACCCGACCACGTTATACGTAAAATGGTGCAGCCCTACATAGAGAGTAAGGAGGGGTTAAGGAAAATGCAGATACTTGAACCCAGTGCAGGCAGCGGTGCTATACTTGATTACATCAGTAAGGAGAGAACCACGTACAGCTACTGGCAGGCAGATAAGGCAAATGTGTATGCGCTGGAGCGTAACGCAGAGCTGCAACTGGTGCTGCAAGGTAAAGGCTACAAGATGCTGGGTGATGATTTTTTGAGCTACCAGCCCCTGCACAGCTTTGATTTAATCATCATGAACCCTCCGTTTAGCAATGGTGATGAGCACCTGCTGCACGCATGGGAGATAATGCACACTGGAGATATTGTTTGCCTGCTCAATGCAGAAACTATAAACAACCCATACACACAGCGCAGGCAGCTGCTCAAAAAGATTGTTGAGCAAAACGGCTCTGTTGAGCTGCTTGGCAACTGCTTTGCAAATGCCGACAGACGGACTGGTGTGGAGGTTGCACTGGTTAGGCTGCATAAGGAGCAGGAGGACAGCCGATGGAAGATTAACTTTGGCAGTGATGCACGGATGGAGGGTAGCCCCGATTTTGCGCAAGCTGTTGCCAGTGGTAGTGAGCTGGCAATAAATGACAAGCTGGGCAGCTACCTGCACGCATGGGCAAAGGCACAAGAGGCTGCTGTTGAGTTTATCAAGGCACGCAAAAAGCTGGATTTCTACGTTACAGCCTTTATGAGCACAGAGGAGGTTAGCAAGCTGGTTGGTGAGCAGCTGCGTGAGATGCAGGGCAGCGGCACGGATATGCAGGCAGCTTACAATGCTTTCCTCAATGTTGCAAAGAGCAAGGCATGGAGGGAGATAATAGCAAACCTTGGCATGGATAAGTACATGACAGCAAACCTGCGTAAGAGCTTTGACCAGTTCTGCGAGGCGCAGGGAGCGTATGAGCTTAACAGAGAGAACATATTTAAGCTGGTGCAGTTTGTTTGCCTCAATACAAACCAAATCATGAAAAAGGCTGTGGTTGATGTGTACGATATGTTTGTTAAGTTCCACAAGGACAATGCCGTAATACAAGAGGGCTGGAAAACCAACAGCCCATTTAAGGTAAACAAAAAGGTGATACTGCCTTACTTTGTGGATGGAGCATGGAGCAACACGTACCATGTAAGCTATAATAGGTTTGATGAGTACAGAGATATTGACAAGGTAATGTGCTACCTCACTGGCACACCTTATGAGCAGTTAGACACGCTCAAAGAGGAGGCACTGGAGCGTAAGAGAGAGCACCCCTATGGCTTTACGGCAACAGCAGAGGACTACAAGGTTTTGAGCCTGCCAACAGCCATTAACATGGTAAAGGTCGGAGATAGCAGCCTGCATGAGAGTGCCTTTTTCCAATTCCGCTGCTACAAAAAGGGTACGCTGCACATCATATTTAAGGACGATGATCTGTGGGCAAGGTTTAACCTTACCGTCAATGAGGGAAAAATGCAACTGGGACATTTTAACAAGTAATAACCAATTAGATGTAAGAAACAATGATTACACGTACAGAGGAGGAGATACAGAGTGCCATCACTCTTATCAACCAGCGCAGGCAGGAGGCTGGAATGACGTTACCTGCCAACAGAGAGGTTAAGGCAGGTTACAGAGAGGCACTGCGTGTGCTGTGCAACAAAGATGAGAGCTTGGAACACATCGCAACCAACTGCCAAAGTGTGCAGGCACGCTGCATAGCATGGCTTGCCGTAGATTTCCTGCAAGGTGAGTGCAGCCAAAAGGTGCTGTGTGGTGTACCAATTAAACAGCCGGAGGAGGGGCACAGAGAGCCATGAGAGGTAATAAGGATAGTGCCATACTGGTAGAGCTGGCAGAGCCGTATAACGGCAAGACAAAATGGCTGTTTGGCAGCAAGCGTGCCATTTATAGACAGCTGCCGCCAGCGGTGCTTGGCATTAGCTACAACACGTTGCTGTGCAAGCACAACTTGCGTGAGCCATACAAAAACAAACAATGTACAATAACACGGCTGGAGCTTAACCGCACAGCCACAAACAGAGGCAAACAACAATGAAGAACGGAAAAGGCAATTACACGCTCATGGGTGCAATAGTTGGCGATTACATGGGCAGCAGGTACGAGTTTATGCCAACAAAGGAGCTGGAGTTTACGATTGATAAGCTGCACAGCAACATAACAGATGATAGCATATTAACCATTGCCGTTGCGGATGCCCTCCTTTCGGGCATACCCTACAAGTGGGCACTGCACTACTGGGCTATCAAGTTCCCCAGCCCCATGGGAGGCTATGGTGGTAGTTTTAGCCGCTGGCTGGCAGACCCACAACTGGAGGCATACAACAGCTTTGGCAATGGCAGTGCCATGAGGGTTAGCGCAGTTGGCTGGCTGTTTGATACGCTGGAGGAAACACTGGAGCAGGCATACATGAGTGCAGAGTGTACGCACAGCCACCCCGAAGGGTGCAAGGGAGCGTGCGCAGTAGCAGCCTGCATTTACATGCTGCGCCATGGGCAGAGCAGGGCAGAGCTGGTGCAGTACATTGAGCAGCAGTTTGGCTACGACTTGCATTTCAACTTGGAGGAGCTGCGCAAAACGTACACATTTGATGAAACGTGCATGGGCTGTGTACCAGTAGCCATTAAGTGCTACTTGGAGAGCACCAGCTGGGAGCACGCAGTGAGGCTTGCAGTGAGCATGGGAGGCGATGCAGACACACTGGGAGCTATTACTGGGAGCATAGCAATGGCAGATAGGGACAGCTGCTACTATATACCTCCACAGCTGGAGCAGCTGGCATGGGAGAGGCTGACAACACAGCAGCAGGCTATTGTAGAGGAGTTTGAGTATGCTGCGGCAAACCATGAGCCGCTATTTTAGCTGTTTTCACAGCCTCTGTCGCTGTTTATTTGGCTGGTAGGTACAAGTTACTTGCCAGCCTTTTTTATGGCTCTGTCGGGCTTTTTTCGTACCTTTGCACCAGCATTGGCACTAAAGCCATGCACAATGGTATGATGAAAGCAATAAAGACAACCTTTTTAGCACTGCTGGCAGCTGTTGCGCTGGCAGGGTGCAGCTCGGATGGTGATAACGAGCCGGCAAAGAGTGAGCGTTACATTAAGGTGGATGTGCTGGAGAGTATTGCACCAAAGGGCAGTGAGTTTTACAGCCCGAAGCCATGGAGTGCCACCACGATGCTGTTTGATGTACCTGCAAGCACGCTGGCAGCAGAGCAACCAAAGCTGGCAGAGGGTATTGCTCTGCAGCATGGAGGCAGCGAGGCTAAAGCAGCCTACTCCTCCGGCGTTGGCTACATTGCCGGTGCAGAGTTCGGCACATATACGCTGCTTGTGTACTGCCCCAGCAACATCACAAATGGCTACCTTTCGGGCAGGTACACATACAAGCAACTGGAGTATAATGCCAGCAACTGCCAATATAGCGACAAATGCCTCTTTGTTTGGGAGGATATGAGCACCAATGGTGGCTTTTACAGCTGGCAAATGCCATAAAATTTAGCTACTTACAAAAATTCTGCACACATTATTTTTTGCTGTCTCATATTATAGTTATTTTTGTACTCGTTACAGCACTGCCAGCTGTGTGGGAGCACTGGCAGATGGCTGATAAAGGAACATTGGGGCATTGTTGCTGGCTGTACACCTCCCACCTCCGTACACCACACTTTGCCCCTCTTTCTTTACACGTAGTGCAGTATGAGCAACACAACAGCAACAGCGGTGCAGGTGTTCCAGTATGAGCAAGCACCAGTGAGTTTCAAGAGAGCCGGTGGCAGGCTCATGGTTAATGCCACACAGATGGCAGGAGGTTTTGGCAAAGCACCAAAGGACTGGCTGCGAACAGATGCCAGTAAGGAGTTTATTGCCATGCTATCAGCCGATAGGCAGATTTGCCCATCGGAGCTGGTGCAGGTGGTTAAAGGTGGTAACGTAAAGCAGCAGGGCACTTGGATGCATGAGGATGTAGCAATAGAGTTTGCACGCTGGTTAAGCCCAAAGTTTGCCATTTGGTGCAATGACCGCATAAAAGAGCTGCTTACTACTGGCATGACAGCCACACAGCCCACGCTGGAGGCTTTGCTGCAAGACCCTGCGCTGGTACTGGGTATGGCACAGCAGCTGCTGGAGCAAAGGCAGGCAAACGCACAGCAGCAGGAGCAAATAGAGGCACTGCAAGAGCAAAACATGGTGCTGGCTGCGCAGGTTGCAGAGGTGCAGGAGCAAAAGAGCTATATAGAGCATGTGCTTGCCAGTAAGGAGCTGGTAACGATTACACAGATAGCAGCCGATTATGGGTACAGCGCAGTTACGTTTAACAAGATGCTGGCACAGCTGCGTGTGCAGTATAAGGTTAATGGGCAATGGATATTGTACACTTGCCATGCTGCACAAGGCTACACGCAGAGCGTTACACATGAGTACCAAAGAGGTGATGGCAGCTATGGCACTGCAATGCACACCTACTGGAGGCAGTCGGGCAGGCTCTTTCTTTATGAGCTGCTGAAAAAGCACGGAATACTACCACTAATAGAAAGATAAGTAACCATTATAAATCAAAGCGTTATGGAAAAGCAAACGGAATTAAAGTACTACAAAGGGGAGAAAAGCAACCCTTTTGAGGAGATAAACGAGAAGCAGGGAGCACACGCAATGAGGTATAACTACATTGCCAGTGCCTTTTGGTGCTTTGAGTGCTGGTGGATTAATGGATGGGAGAAATACAGCAAGGTAGAGGGCACAACATGGATGCAGTTCTTTGAGAAGCACAAAGAGCCTCAAAGCGTGTTTGAGAGCTTGGAGGCTGCACTTATTGCCTATGGCTTTGCGCTCGATGAGGAGTGGTGCAGCTGTGCCTGCAAGCGTTACACGCTGTACCTTTACGAACATGCACACTTGGAGCGTTTCTACAAGCCCCAGTTTAACATTGTGCCAGCCGATGAGCTGCCCAGCTATTACAAGTGGTACAAGGGAGAGGCACAGAACCCATACAAGTATTACAGCGACATCAAAAAAGGAGTGTACGCTAATATGTGGTGGGAGCTGGAGCATGGGCATTTTATGAGCACGGAAAACCTGCAAATAAGCAGCCAGCAATGGCATGAGTTTGTGCAGGGCAAAATAGATCGTGTAGCGGATGCAGACAAAGAGAGGTACTGGCAAAGCTATAACGGCAAATAAATGAGTAGAGCATGGCAAAACACCATGCTCTCTTTTTATAGTATCTCCTCCAACTCAATTATCCAGTTTCCTTTGTGTGCAATGTCCGCTTTCTTGGCTTTCTCTATGCGCAGCACCCTAAACTTGCTGCCAGCCCTAAACACATACTCATCCTCTGTCGTGTAGTAGCTTATTGGCTTTACGCTTACACCAGTACGCCCATGTATCAAGAATGTGGCATCAGTACCAAAGCCATCTGCAACAGATATGCGCCTACTTGTACTCATTGGGTTTACGCTTACCCATGTGCCACCATTTTTGTATGCATCCTGCAAATCATCTATCATTTGCTGGAATCCTGCTGGGTCTTTTACCCTCACACCTCTAAACGTGTGGCTGTTGTACCTTGGCATCTTCTCACAAATGCCATTGTAGGAGATTTCGTACTTATCCAGCAGCTCTTGCAGCTCTTTAAGCTCCTTTGGTGATGTTACCCTGCATGTGTACCTCCAGCCATCGTTTTGCAGCTTGTAGTCGTTAATAAAGCCGCTGGCTCTTGTGTACCTGCGCAGCAGGCTCAACTCCTCCTTTGGCACACCGATTTTAAGTGCATACTGCTCGCAGTAGTCCGCTTGGTAAGCACCGCCAACTGGAGCTTGGAAAGTGTAGCTTTTGGGTGTTGCCGCCAAATAGTCCTTAATGGCTTGTTTTATCTGTGCATCGGTAACACCTCCTATGTGTGGCAATACTGGGTTTACACTTTGGTATTTCTCTCCCAGTTGCGTAACATACTTTGCCAGCTCCTCCTGCTTCTGTACCACTGCATAATCTCGCCAATCTCCCTTTGCCTTGGTAAGCAATGCTTGCAGCTCACTATGCAGCAGGTTATACTTATCCAGCTCATCCTGCGTATATACGGCTGTCATGTCTATGCCTCCAGTCTGCGCTATTTCCTGCCCCATCTTCTTTGCCATGAGCTTTATGCGCTCCTTTTGCAGCCTATCCATTTCAGCCTGCGCAGTAGCCAGCCTGCTTTTTATAGCTGCCATATCAAGCGTTGTGCTACTTGTATATTGCAGCAGGTCGCTAACCATGCCATGTATCTTTGCGTTAGCCTTGCATGTGCTGGCAAATGTAACAACCGCATCTATCTCACTCTGTATCGCATCCAGCTGCACCTTTGCCTCGTACTGCACTTTTAATTTTTCCATGTACTCTATAAACTTTCCAGTGGTAGAGTACTTTGTGGGGTTCAGCTTTGCATAGTACAGCTCCTTGTCAATAACCTTTTTGAGGAAAAGTTCGGGTGTGGTGTAGATGCTGCTCTTTGCCATGTGCTTTTGCCAGTTTGCCATAAATCCGTTAGCAGTAGCCTCTCCATACTCCTGCGTGAGCTGCCAAAGGTTCGGCTGGCTCTTTGCCTCCTCCAGTGCAGCCTTTTTAGCTGCTGCCATTGCTTTAGCCAGCTGCTGTGTCTCTGCCTTAATCTCTGCTGTGGTAGCCTTGCCAATAACCAGCATTTCCTCCAGCCCCATGGTATCAATGCCCAGCAGCTCATAGTGCCCATTTTGTGCAGCCTTTATCACGTTCTCCGCTGCGTGCTTTGCCTTGTTAAACGCTGCCAGCTCATTCTGTACCTTTGCATTATCTGCAACCAGCTGGCTCACAAACTTGCTGCCATCATCCACCAGCTCCAGCTCATACTGCACCAGCTTTGTACTCTTGCCTGCCTGCACAATGGTTTTCTCCGTTGTGCCAAGCAGCTTGTATTTGGTGTTTGGCAGCATTACCGCCTGCTGCGCCTCTCCAGCCATGGTTTGCACGTACCTGCTGCCAGCAGGAGTGCGCACAATAACCAGCACCTGCTCCTCCTCTGCTGCCAAAGCACTCTTTGCAGCCTTTGCGTAGTTAGTGCCAAAGTGCAGGCTTTGCCCAAACTGGGCAGTCTTGCCACCGTCCAGCGCATACTCCAGCTCTTTGCGCCCCATCGCAGCCACCAGCTTGCCCTCCTGCTTTGTGGAGTACTTTGCCATGGTAGCGACACGCTCCAGCTCTGCAAGCTCCTCCTTTGAGAGCCATCCGCTAAATGCATCCACACCCTTGCCAGCCTGCTTTAGTATAGCCTCCATTGTGGCAGGCTCTGCCAGCGTGTACACAGAGTTAAAGTTACTGCCACTCTTTGCGCTCAACAGCAGCTCCAACTCCTCACCATCTGCAGGCACAAAGTTACTGCTTGCCTCCCATGCCTCTTGGCTCATAGCCTGCACGTTGGCGAACTTTGCCAGCTCCACCTCGCTCTTTGCTACCAGCTGTGCCATATTGCCCATGCCAGCCTCGTTAGCTATCTGCTGCACCCATTTGCCAGCCTTTGTTATATCGCCATTCGGGTAGTTGTCACGCAGGAAATAAGGCAGGCTCTGTGCTGCCTCAATGCGCTCTGTGTTCTCTGCCACCCAGTCCTTAAACTGCTGTGGCACATCCTCAACCATGCCAGCAGGTGTAAACTCATCCTCCGTGCCCTCCAGTATGCGCCCAGTTAGCTCCTCCAGCTCCTTATCCGTGCAGAGCTTTGGCACAATGTAGCAGAGGCAGTGGGGATGCCAGCCCTTGTACATAAAGCCCTTTGGGTACACACCTGCCAAGTCATCGCAAATATCCCCTTGTGGCATCCTCTCCCTATGGCTCTTGCTCGTTTTAACCTCGTAGCCGATAACGAACGGCAGCTGCTGCCAGCGTGTTATGTCTGCAGCCCTATATGCCATGTTTGTCTCTGTGCGTGTTACTCGCATGGCATTCTTGTAGCTGGAGCGGTACACACCCTGCCCTGGATGGTAAGCCTTTGCAGCCTTGCTCAAAACCAGTTCTCCGTGCTTATTCCGCACCCTCCTAAACAGCTTTTCGGGTTCAAGCAGGTACTTTCTCACCTCCCTGCTTAACTCTCCTGCATCCATACCCTCACCCAGCCCCAAATCCAGTGCCAGCTCCAGCTCCTCCTTACCCTCACCGACAATGCGCCAAATGCGCTGGCTTAAATCCAGCCCATCCTGCTTACGTGCAAAAAAGGCATCCATAGCCTGCTTGTTACGTTGGAAGTACTTGGCAAAGTGTGGCTGCTCTGCTGCCTCTTTGCCAAACATTGCCTTAACCAGCCTATCCACATCATCATTGGCATAGTACCACTCCCTTGTTACATCGCCCCTCACACACTGGTACAGCTCGCTGTACATAGCACGCAGCTGCTTTTGCGCCTCTGTTGCTATTTCGGGGTAGTCGTTAAAGTGGAAAACCTTGCCATCGGGTATCTCAACACCCTCACAGAGCATGGCAATCTCGCCCATGCGCTTTAGGTACACATTGCGTACATCCGCTGCGTACTTCTCTGTGCGCTTTGCCAGCTTGCTGTATATGGCTTTGTATGTAAGCTCTTGGTTTTGCATGTCGCTCTCTTGTTTTGTTAGAGGGCTGGCAGGGAGTTGAACCCCGATGCAAGCTGCATCTGCTTTGGAGTGTTTGCCACGCTTTCACTTGTAGCCTCTGCGCTCCCTCCGCTCATGCAGCCGGCACTGCGCCTGCCCAGCCCAGTGCGCCAGCAGCGGTACTCACGTATGGCTTGCTGGCAATGGTCACACAATTAAATTTCTTTATGGCAAATAGTATAGTCGTGCCACCTACTCATAGGATGTTTGGAAAACGCTCTGCTGCCTGCGTTCCTCCTCCTCACGCTTTTTCTCCTCCTCTGCTGCAATGCGCTCCTTTTCACGCTGCTTGTCTCGGATGAGAGGGTTAAGCTCAATGAGCGTTTCTGTACTCATGCCACCAGCATTCTTCTCCTTAACTGCGTTGGTAATAGCCTCTGCAATATCCTCGCCAAACGGCTCTTGGTACTCATGCTTAACCACCAGTTTCTCCAGCTGTGCGTGCAGCTCAATGTTGGTTACGTTGGAGAGTATCGCCTTTACAAGGCTTATGGTACGTGTAAGGTACTCGTCATGCGTTTCCTTACGCTTGTTAGCCTTAATGGTAGCAAGCAGCATCATCTGCTGGAGAGCCTTGCCACTTACGTTGGTAAGGTTGCGCAGCACCTCAAAGTCAATGTTTGGTGTAAAGGTCTCACGGAAAATGTGCTTTTCGTTATCCTCCATTTCCAGCTTTTTCAGATCCATTGCCCCATCGGGTGTCAAGTACTCCAGCTTGCCCTTTTCGCTCAACACGTACAGCTTGTTTTCCGTGTCCTTATCGGGCAGGCTGTTCACCACATCAGCCGTAGCCACCAGCGCAGGGTCGGCAATGTAATCGTTCACATCAGCAGTACGGCTCTTAATGTACTCCTGCCTCTCCATGAGCGGTGTGCCCCCATCCCATTCCTTTTCCTGCTCAAAGAGTATCACTGGCTTTTTGCCTATAAAGTTAGGCTCTTGCTCAACCTCCCAGCCAATGCTGCCACGCTTGCAGTGGTAGATAACATTATCCGTGTAAATATCCACGTAGTACGTGCTCTTGCTGCCTTTCTCACGCAGCCAGTAACCTCTTGCAAAGTACACCAGCCTATCGTACTGGTCTTTTATGTAGTATATATCATCGCCCAAACTCTTTGCCAGCACCTTAATGAGGCAGTCAGCCTTGCCCTCTTTGTTTTGGAATGTGTGGAAAAGCAGTGCGCTCTTGGTCTCGCTGCCTGCCAAACGCTTTGCCTGCCTTATCTTGCTGTCAAAGTGCTTTTGCTCCATAAAGTCCGTAAAGCACTTGTAGGCATCATCCGTGCCCTTGCTGCTCTGCACCCACTGCACTGGTCTGCCATAGATGAAAACCACGGCAATCTCGTTAATGTACTTTGCATAGGAGAGAGGCAGCTTCCACCTCTTAACCCAGCCTTTGAAATGCCCCTCTTTGTCAAAGATTGCCTTGTCTGCCCTCTGCATAATTGGGTGCGTTTCCAGTTCGTACTCCTTAATGGCTGCACGCTGTTGCAGCTCATCGTTACTCATTAGTGCCAGCGCAGCAGACACGTTGCCTGCCTGCACCAGTTCCTCAAAACTCTGCTGGTAGCCAATAGAGGTTTTGAGTTTGCTAAAAATAAAATCAAAAATGCCCATGTGCGTAACTATTTATTGTTTATATGTTATACTCTTATAGCAGCCCCACAAAGGATGCCTTGCTTATGCCCTTTGGCAGCTCCAGCTCATCAATGAGGTAGTACTGGATGCAGTAGCAGAGTACATCCACATACTCATCATGCAGCTGTGATGGGAAACCGCAAACCTCCTCCAAAAAGTCCTCGTTCCAATCACCCTCAACCAGCACAACCCTGCCACACTCTATTTTTGGGCTGCATGTTGCCAGCCTCGTAGCCTTGCTGTCCGTTGGTGTTGGTGTTTTGGTAACATTCAAGTCTGTGCTGTCCTTTAGCTGGTCAACCACGCTTATGCCGTTTGCCTTTGGCTCAATGCGCAGCGTGCTGTGCGTTTTATTGTAGCCCCATGCCTTGCAGTATTCGGGCAGGTAGCGTATGAGGTCGGGAAAGGCTTTCCACACCTTTTGCGCATGGTAAATGTACACCTGCCTGCCTATCTTGCACGCAGCCAGTATGCCGCTTGGGTCGTTGTCCGTTTTGCGGTTCTTCTCGCTGTATGCCGTATCAAGCCAAAAGTGCATAGGAGCTGCGCCCCTTATTGCCTCAAACTGGGCACGGCTTATAAAGCCAAACCACTTACGCTGCACAATGTTACCCTCTGCGCTTGCAGGTCTCTGCTCATACTGCCCTGCATAGCCTCTTGTGCCCAAATCAACCCTTGCCTCTGCCAGCACATCTGCATCCAGCCTCACTGGGTCTAACAACCCATTTACGTACCTCTCCTTTAACTCCGCTGGCAGCACGTTGTCGCTCACCTCCGCTGGCAGGCATATATGCTTAATGCGCTCACCTTTGCGCTTTAGCAGGTAGCCAGTAACATCCTCCTCATGCAGCCTCTGCATAATGGTAATTGTTGGAGTGTTCTTCTTGTTCACCTTACGTGTTGAGAGCGTTTTGGTAAACTCCACAGCCTGCAACCTCAATGGCTCACTCTCTGCCTGCTTTGGGTTTTGCGGGTCATCGTTTATTATCACATGTGCGTGCTTACCAGTAACAGCACTGCCAGTACTCGTTACGTAACGCTCACCACCAGCCGTGTTGCCATAAAAGCCCTTGCCGCTCTTATCCCTACGTATTACCACATCGGGGTACAGCCTCCTATACCTCTCACTGGCAATAATATCCTTACTCTTTTGCGCTTGGTCTATGCTCACATCTTGGCTGTATGAACTGGAGATAATGCGCAGCGTTGGGTCTTGTGTCCACAGCCATGCAGGGAACATAATTGTGGCAATGGTGCTCTTTGTAGTTCCAGGCGGTATGTTTATAATGAGGTCATGCGGTTTTGGCAGTCTGTTTACTATGTAGTAAGCCAGCTCTTGCAGCTCTCCGCATAGGTACTCAATATGCCAGTTAAACACTGGTTCCTCGCTGATAATGGTGTCCCAAAACGTCTCTACAAAGCAGTAGAAACGCTTACGACACATGAGAGCCTGCGCCTTATCCAGCAGCTCATCCGTCAGCTTTATGTTACCCAGCGTGTTGCTTGCCATTAAACTTGCTCAATTTTATCCCTTTTGCGTGCTATGTTGTACAGCAGCTCCAGCTCCTCCTCGCTCAACTCCTCCACGTTAATGGGGCAGTTGCCTGCTGGTGCTGGGTTCAATGGTGCTCCGTCCTTTCCAGTTACCTCTCTCCTTTCGGGCTGATACAACCCCAGCAGCTTTCTGCGCTCCATGAGCTGCTGTCTAATCTCCACAATGTAGGCTACGTTACCCATACCCTGCACAAGGCTCTGCTTTTGTTTGGTTTTGGTCACTGGCAGCTTTGTGGGCTTTCCGCTCTTTCCATCGCTTCCCTCCTTACCAGCCAGCAGCACCTCCTCTTTCTGTGCCTCCTGCCTTGTAGTGTCCTGTTTGCTCTTTTCCCACTCTTTCCAAAGCTCCAGTATGCACTCATCGATGCGTGCCAGCTCCAGCTGCACCCAGTCCTCCACGTTGCCCATGTTGTCCTCATGCCATTGTCGCAGCAGCAGGTCTTTGTCCTTTTTTATGGTGCTTTGGTTGATAGGCTTGGCTGTTTGCAGCCGTTTGGTTGCCTCCTCTGCAATCTTCCGGCAGCTCCAGCCTTTTAGCCACAGCTCGCTCACAATTTGCAGCCGTGCCTCCTTTAGCTGGTTAGCTTTCTGCCTCTGCCTCTTGTTCAGTTCTGCTCCAGTTATTGCCATACTTATGTCATGTTTTTTGTTCTCTCAATGTACTGCTCAAAGTATTCGGGGTTGCAGCTTGATAGCTCAATGTAGGTGCGCCCAAATTCGGGGAACGTGTGGAGAGCGAAATGGCTCTCTGCCAGCAGCCACAGCGCAGTAAAGCCTTGTGGCTGGAAATGGTGCTCCGTGTAATTAAGCACCTTAAAGCCACAAGCACGCAGCAGCTCATCAAACAACTCTTTCAGTACAGCAGGGTCTGTCTCGCTTACCCATGTGCTGTTATTCCATATCCTTGCCTGCATCTGTTACTCCTCCTCGCTCTCGTTTGTTGTACTCTCACCTGCCAGCTCCAGCAGCTCGTTTGGATCATACTCAATGGCAGGGTAGTTGTTAGCTATCTCCGCTGGGTTGCCCTTGTAGAAGACCAGCACGTTTTGGTGACACTTGCCCACTTTGCGGTTGCGCATGTAGCGTGCAACACGCTGTGGCAGCGTGCCAATAGGCTCAACAATGATACACTCATTATACAGAGGCATACCTGCCTCCTTGAACATGCGCTTAATATCGCCCACAAAATCGTAGTAAAAGCCCTCCTTGCTGCGTATATCACCCACCACAACCACTGCAAAGCGGTTTTGCTTTAGGCATTGCACAGCACCATTAAAGGCATTGCGCAGTATTTGCAAAAACTCCTCATACGTGCCTTGGTTGCTGGCATCGTTTGGCAAATCGCTGTACACCTCCAAATCGTAGTAAGGTGGGCAGCTAAACAGCAGGTCTTGGCTCTCCCTTGCAATGTGCTTTGCCACGTTCTGCCCATCATCGCAAATGTACCTTGCACTCATGCCCTGCACACGCTCATTGTTAAGGCTTGCCTGCTCCTCTCGCAGCTCAATGCCAGTAAAGCTCATGCCCAGCGTAGCAGCCACGTAGCCAAAGACGGTATCACCGGCAAAGCAGTCAAAAGCCTTGCCGCCCTGCAAGCCAAACCACCTGCAAACCAGCTCTGCCATAACTGGGTCAAGCAGGCTCACACCGCTGTTAATGGTTGCCATCACGTTTGTTGCACCATCTGCCAGCTTGTTCTCACGGCTCTCTCCAAAGTCTTGTATCAGCTGCCTCCACACCGCTTTGCGCTCTCTCCAGTAGCCTTGCCGTGTGTCAAGTATCGTAAATGGAGGCACTACAAATTTATCCTCCAGCTTGCCGTGCTGCTCACCGCTGGAGCTGTTGCCGCTGCCCTGCTCCTTTTGGGGTTGCCATACATCCAGTCCAAAGTTCTCCAGCAGGCTCTCATCCCACTGGTTTGCCAACATATCCCAATCCCAGTTACCAAACGAGAGGTTGTCCTTAATGACAAACTCCTGCTGCTCCTCCTCCGTAAATTCGGGTGTGTAGTCCACTGGCACAACTGGCTTTTGCTGCCACTTTAGCCAAAACTCCAGCAGCTGCTCCTGCTCATAGGCTGTCATGCGCTGGTACTTTTGCTGCTGCTCCAGCTCCTCCAGTAGATCCTGCCTGCTTGCATCCTTTATCCACAGCAAGGCTCTTGTACGCATGTTGCCACCCAGCACCATGCGCTTTACTCTGTCATTCAGCGTTACCTTTCTGTGCCAAAGCATCTTGGGAAAGACCAGCAGGCTCTGCCTCGTTTTGTGCATATCCTCCTCCGTCTGCTCTCTTGGGTTCTCTGCATTGAGCACAATGTCCGTCACCAGCAGCACCTCTCCCTGCTGGCTCTCATGCTCTTTTTGGGGGTCGTTTTTGCTCATAATACGCTCATTTTTGGGACTGGCTTGCCGTTATTTGCGTTGCCTGCCTCGTTTTTGGGCACAAATGTAACAAAAAAGCGTGCAATATATGCACGCCTTTTAGGTCAATTTTTGAAAGTGGCTGTTATTTAGCCGCTAATGAGGCTTTGCAAACCTCTCGGAACTCATCAAAGCTGTGGCAAACGTAGTACTCATGCCCCAGCCGTTTAACCTGCTCCTCAAAGTGCTTTTGGCTCTCGCTCTGCCTGCCTTTGTCTTTTTTCATTTCAACAAACACAATTTTATTGAGAGCCACAATAATGAGGTCTGCCACTCCTGCCATTACTCCCTCTGCCTTTAGCTTGGCAGCAACAATGGAGTTGCGCCAACCGCCATTTGGCACGGCAAAGATAATGTATCGGGGAAACTGGTAGCGAAACCAGTTCACGCAGGCAATCTGTATGTTATGCTCTACCTCCCTCATGGCTAAAACGGCAAATCCTCATCCTTTTCGCTCTCTGTCGTGCCTTGTGTCGCGCTTTGAGCCGTTGGCTGGTAAGTTGTACCACCCTGCACGTTTTGTGAGCTGACAGAGCCGTTATTCGCCCCCTGCTGTATGGTTGTGCCACGTAGCAGTATTATCTGCTCTGCCACAACCTCCGTTGCATACCTCTCAATGTTATCACTGCCAGTGTACTTACGTGTACGCATCTTGCCCTCTACGTACACCTGCGCACCCTTTGGCAGGTACTGCTCTACAATATCAGCCAGCCTGCCCCATGCCACCACATTGTGCCACTCTGTCCTTTCGGGCACTTGTGTTCCATTCTGCAGTGTGTATGCAGGCTCACTGGTTGCCATGCTAAATGTGGCACACTTGTTACCGCTTTGCAGCTGCTGCACTCTTGGCTCTTGCCCTACATTGCCCAGCAGCTGTACTCTGTTCAAACATCCCATAGTTTATCTTGCTATCTTAATTAGTAATTTATTATATAACACACACTCTACGTATTACGCATATTGTAATAGGGGAGGTGGGCTACTGCTGCCCACTCTCCGTTAATTGTGCCACAAACTCCAGCGCAGGTGTTCCCTCGTTTACCAGCAGCGGTGCTTCTACTGGCAGCATGTGCTGGTATATTGCCATGCACACCCTAATGTCATACAGAGCATCGTGCAGCTGCTCCTCACTCACCGGCACACCCATATACTTGGCAACAGTGCCCTGCTTGAAGTTCACCAGCTCTGCACGCTCCTCCAGTAGCTGCTGTGCAGCCAGCACCATCACATCAATGCTGCTGCTCCAAAACCAGCTGCCAAAGTAGTTGTCACCATTCTGCACAAACCATGCACGCAGGAAAGGGTTGTCAAAGCTCGCATTGTTGTAACCTGCCAGCGTAAACTTGTCCTTTTTGTTGTACCTATCCACGTACTTGCCCAGCATCTGCACAAACTGCGTGTACACCTGCTGCATGGGAGGGTATGCCAGCACCTGCTCTTTGGTCACACCTGCAACCTGCAATGCCTCCTCCTCAATGGTGCAGGCAGGGTTTGGCTGTACATGGTAGTTAAAGCTCTCCTTTACCTGCCCATCAATCACCACAGCACCGCTAATTTGGTGTATGCCGTTGCGCCAAAACTTTGTGCCGGTGGTCTCTAAATCGAAAAACAAAATTTTACTCATGTTTCTTTGTTGTTGTTTGGTTATTACTTACCCCTCAAAATTCAGCCTTGGGGCTTGCCTCTCTTGGAGCACTTTGTTTACTCTCTGTATCTCCTCATCCACCTGCCTCTCCAGCTGCTTACTCTCTCGCAGTGCTGCTTGGCTGCGTGTGCTGAAATACTCCTTTTGCTTGGCTCTCATACGCTCTGTGAGCCTAAAAAACTGCTCTGCATTCATGGCTACTCATCCTCATAATCTCTTCCGTTTGCTCCAGCCAGTGCCAGTGCTATGATGTAGAGGGATGTAAAAAGCATACCTGCCACAAATCCAATAATAAATGCCAGTACCATCATTTCAGTAATTGTTTTAATTGGTTTAACCTTGCCTCCAGCTCACTGCACCTGCTTGCCAGCTCCGCATTTGCCTTGCTTACCTCTGCAATCTGCTCCGTGAGCCTTTTTTTATCATATTCCAGCTCCTGCACGTATGAGGTCAGCTTTCCAACCTCCTGCTGGCTGTACTTTAGCAGTACCTCCGCTGGCAGCTTTTCCAGCCCAAATATGGGCTTGCCTTTGTTCTGCCTCTTGCCTGTACTCATTGCTAACTATGTTTATTATATTTATACTACACACACTATACGTTATACCAGTACTCTACTGGTGGCACTCAATGGTAGTTGCTGCACACACAAAAGCTGCGTACCCTGTGCCAATATGGAGGCTTTACCTTTGCCTTGCACGGCTTACCCTCTTTGTGGTGAGTGTGCCAGCCATCGCGTGTCTGTAACCAGTAATCCAGTTCGCACACCTCTGCACTCATCATCTTAATGTTTTTCAGCGTTCTTTCTGCCGTTTCCTTTAGCTCCTCCAGCCGACTTTCAAGCTCTACCCTCATTTGTCTTGCTCCTATTGCATAGTTGACTATGCCGTTTACCAGCTCACGCATATCCGCGCCCAGTACCTGTGCAATCTCCTTGCAGGCTTCGGCAAACTGCTCCACATTAAACTCCTTACCAATGGGCACAAGGTAGTAATCATCGGGGCACAGACTGCTTGCCACTGGTTCACCATCCACAAAGTAGATGTCCTTAATGCTAAAACCATGCTCCTCTGCCTGCTGTATGCAATCGCCACGCACCAGTGCAATAGGTTTGGTGAAATACTCATTGTATAGCTGCTTACTTATAGCCTCCAGCAGCTGCTCATGGGTGATGCTGGGGTAGTATTTCTCTATGTCTATTTTGTCCATAATACTTGTTTTTGCTTGTTCCTACTCTCAACCATGCCCTTAATGCGCTGCTCCAGCTCCTCAACCTGCTGCCTCTTTGCCGTTAGCTTTTCAGCTATGCGCAGCAAATGGCTGTCCGTGCTCTCATCAAAAAACAGCATATTCCTCTGCTGCCTAACATACTCCTCACGCTCTCGCTCCAGTAGTGTTATGTGAGCCTTGTATGAGGTGAGTGTGCCCAGTGCGCTGTTAAAGCCGTACTCCAGCCCAGTACTCTTGTCGTATGGTATGAGGTACTGCGTTACTTGCTCCCTTGGGTACTGGCAAACCAGCCGTGCTTTGCGCCACTCAATGACCCAGTGTTTACGGAAAAACATCTCCATTGGCAGGTCGTAGCTGTACAGCAGCTCTTGGCTCTGCTGTTTGCGCAGCTCAACACGGAAGTAACGCTGCACCTTTAGCTCCCTCTCTGCCTTTGCGTATGCCTTGGCTTGCTCCTGCCAGCCTGCAATGCCCTCTTGCTTGTGTGCCATGCTCAATGCTTTTTATTTGGTTTTACACGCTTGTACTTGTAGCTCTGCCTGCGCCTCTCAACCCAAACAAGGTTCTCCACATAAAGGTGCTCATAGTTACCATCAAGGCAGAACGGCTTACAGCCTTCGGGCTGGGCACACAAAAAAGCCTCCAGTACCAGCTTGGCAGCTACAAGCAGGTGGAACTCATCCTTGTAACGCAGTACCACCCTGCGCATACCATAGCCCTTACACAAACGCACCATCTTGCCATTGCGTTTGTTGCGTACCCTGCCATAGCTGCTCACCTCATAATGGTAGCCTGCTATGTCTTTCCATACCTCCTCATGCTGGCACTCCGTCCTAACTATCTCTATCATACACTTTCATTGTTTTGTCGCAGGCAAAGCTGCTTGTTAGTACTTGAATTTAGTAAACTGGAGCACTGCGCCCTCAAAGTGGTTGGTGTGCTTGAAGAACCACTCCATCCAGTCCTCCAGCTCCAGCCCATCATTGTGAGCCACCTGCTCAACATCCGCAACCTCACAGCCATCTACCCACACCCTTGGCAGCGCATCGGTAGAGCCGTACACCGTCTCAAACCTCTGTACGTGCAGCTCGTAAAGCCTGCCAATCTCTACCTGCTGGCTTCTGTATGGCTTGCCGCTCCATTGCCGTATGCTCAAATACATCTCTCCAGCGTTTATCTTCTCTGCCTTACTCTGCCACCACTCAAAGTTACCACGTATGGTGTGTAGCTTTGTTCCTGCCAGCAGCTTGTTCTTAAACTCTGTGGGCTTACCAGCCTTGCTGTGCCCTTTCATGAATGCCGTGCTTAACATGAGCACAGCCATTTTTCTTCTCTTTGTTGCCATATCCATATTGCTTTAGTGTTACTTATATACACGCTTTGTAGGCATTAAAAAGCCTTACCATGCTTGTGCTGACGCAGCTTGTTATAGCGCATCTTGTTCTCAATGTGCCACACCAAATCAACCTCCTCCAGCTCTGCCAGCCTCTCCACCTGCTCCATGCAGCACAGCACACGCTTATGGAACTCAATCTCTCCATCCGTCAGCACGCTTGCCAGTGCCAGTACATTCTCCGTAAAGCTCAACTCCTTTGCCACTATGTAGTAGCGCAGCCCATGGTGCTCTTTGGCTACAATGTGGTAAGAGCCTGCAAGGTCGCACAGCATTATATAAGCATCTGCCAGCTCATCACCCAGCGAATCCTTTACAAAACGCTCAAAGCAGTATTTCCAATGAGCCTCTACATTCTCCGCTGGCTGCTCCCTGCTAATTGCCCACTCAAACATCTTTAGCTGCGCCTGCTTGTTTGTTCGCTTTGCCTCCACTGCCTCTGCAAGCTCACAGAGTACAAGGCAGAGGAAATGCTCTTTGCTTTGGTTGTTCTCCCAAAAGCCATGCCTTACAGCATTCTCATGTGCCTCAATAAAGAGGCTGTTTTGCTTTTCTACGTTCATTGTTTTTTGCTATTTATTGTTTTCGGCTCGTTTGAGCCACTTTCTTTTGTTCTTCTATAACTTGTACCGCCCAAAGGGAGAAAATGCCGTGTCGGGGCTGACGAGTGCCAAATCGGGCACAATCTCACCGCCTGCTCTCTCCTCCCAGCGTTATTACGTTGTAGGTCTTAAATCTGTCAATCAACCTGCCAAAACCATCCTTAAACTCCTCCTTTAGCATCTTCACATCAAGGTTGGTTGTAACGTGCCCATGCTTGCCGTATGCAGTCCAAATCTCATTGCGTGCGTGCAAAAACTCGTTTGTAAGCAGCTTTGTATCCATGCCAAAGTACGTTTTGCTCTCCACTCCAATATCATTGAGGCAAATGTTCACTGGTTGTGGGTTAAAGCCCTTGCTGCCCTCCTCATTGTATGTGTACCTATCAAGGTTGTTGTGCAGCGTGTAGTAGTTCACCATCTGCGTTACAGAGAGGTTGTAAAAGGCATGTGGGTTGTTGGTATAGTTTAGGTACTCGGAGAAAATCTGCATGAGCAGCGTTTTGCCAGTGCCTGCCTTGCCGCAAAGCAGCAGGTGGTTGTGCATCTTGTAGTGCTTTTGTGGAAATACCTCCTCACATAGTGGGCACTCGTTAAAGTAGTACAGCAGAAAGCGCAGTACTTTTTTGTTGTACTCATCCACCACAAACTTTCTCCTCTGTGGCGCAAGCAGCATGTTTGCAATATAGATCGTGAGCTGTGCGTGCTGGTTGTAAATTTCAGCGTTGCTCAAATCCTCAAAAACTCCTCTCTGCTGCTGCATTTTACGTGAAATGCGTTGCAGGATGTTTCTAAACTCTACTTGTTCCATATACTCTTGCCGTTTACTTTTCTTTTGTTGCACTTGTTCTTCATTTGCCTGCTGCCGCTCCTGCTCATTAAAACTCTTCGTCATAGTTGGGAACATATCCGCTATCCGCTGCACTATTGCCGGAGCTATTATTTCCTGCTGTCTCTCCATTTTTCTCTGTTATTTCATATTCCGTAGTCCACCTGCCTTGGTTGAGCCATGTCTGCAACATTGCATACTGGGGTACAAACTTACCTGCTGCCTGCTGCTGTGCCCTCCATGCCTCCATGCGCTCCAGCGCAGGCATAAGCTGTGGCACTATCTCCCTCCAATCGCTTTGGTGCTTACGCTTAAAGTTGTCGAACTCTACCTTAAAGCCACGCTTTGTGCCTTTATATGCTTTACGGAAAGCCTCAAACAGCTGCTCCAGCTCGCTGGTTGTATAAGCCACATTTAGCTCTGTACTCTCTTTTTTATTTTTTTTCTCTGATATAATATCTTGATTAAATATACTATATTGAATAGTGCCGTTTTTTGTGCCGCTTTTTTGCTGGTTCTCTGCGTTATGCTCTGTCTGTGAGGTTGTTGCGTGCTTAATTATTGTGCCGTTTTTTGTGCCGCTTTTTTCAGCCGTTTCAGCCTCATTTTGCCCATTCTCGGTTATTGTGCCGTTTTTTGTGGCGATTATTGTGCCGTTTTTTGTGTCGCTTTTCTCGCCCGCCTCTTTGTTACCCTTTACAGCAGAGCCACTTACAGCACTTTTCTTTGTGTCGTTTTTTGTGCCGCTTTTTATGCCGTTTTTTGTGCCGCACATAGTATTTTGTTCAAATTGGTAGCTGCTGTAATTTACTATGGTGATAAAGGAGCACTTGGCATGTTTTACCACCTCCAGCTCACCGCTTTTTTGCAGCCTCTCCAACCTTGTGCGCACCTCTCTCTTGGTCAGCCCACTCACCTCAACCAGTTTGTCAAGGCTCGTTATGAGCTGCCCTGCATGTAGCTGCATACCCTTATACACCCAGCCCTCATCTTGATTAGCCAGCAACAGCAGGCACGTAAAGAGGTGAGCCGTCAGTGGTTCTTGCATCCACCGCCAGTCCAGCATCTTCCTGTATAGGCAAATGTAACCATCCATGTTGCGTTACTCCATTGGCTTTGTTAAGTGCCCAGTGTCGGCTTTTCACACCCACACTGGGGCACTTGGTTATACACTCTTGTTAAAACTCTCTGTCGGGCTTATTTCACAGCCTCCTTAAACTCCTTGCCAGCCTTAAACACTGGCACATTGTGGGCAGGTATTGTGATTGCCTCTCCAGTGGTAATGTTGCGTGCTGGCTTTGCTGCCATGTGCTGCTTTTTGAAAGTGCCAAAGCCACGTAGTGTTACCTCCTCTCCAGCTTTTACCGCTGCCTTAATTGTTCCTGTTACTGCCTCCAGTACATCAGTTGCCACTCTCGTAGTGCAGCCAGCCTTGCCAGCCACAACCTCTGCTAATTCTTGCTTTGTCATAATGCTAATTGTTTTGTGGTTAATTACTATGCTTGTGCGTACACATCCATTATCTTAGTCTCTGTAATGCTCTTTAGCTCCCAGTCCTGCATTGAGCCTTGCATCAGCAGCTCAACCTGCTTTTTGCCCTCCTCAATGGAACTTGCCTGCACCAGTACATTGTAGCTGGTCTTTTTCTCCTTGCCGCTTTTCTCATCCAGCGTAGTAAACACCAGCTTGCAGTTGTACCACTTATCGCCCTCTGCATTGTAGCGTACCTCCTTAATGTTCGTGCGCTTTAGTGCCACCACATCAAGCCCTCCGCTCACATACTGGGCAACCTCCTCCATCGTGCGTGCCTCTGCCTCCGTAAAAGTGAGCGCATCCACCATGTAGCTCTCTGTTACCATCTTTGTGCAGCCATCCTCCTGCACCTGCTCAAACTTTGCTTTGCTTTCGTACCACATAATTCTTCTTGCTTTGTTTTATTGTTTTACTTGTTTTTAACTCTGCCAATGCTTTGCGCATCAGCCTTATTTGATTATAAACTCTTGTGCTATTTTGAGCCTCATGCTGCCTACTGGCAATGTATTCCAATAGTGCCTCCTCTATGAGCTTTGCAGCCCTCTCTGTAACATGCCTCATACCAAACCTACATCAAGCGTTAAACCATCTGTCGCAGCCACAGCCGGCAATCCAGTAGCTGCCATTACAGCCTGCTCAAAGCTCTCTGCTTTGGCATTGCCTGCGCTCAAATGCACCAGCACTATATTGCGTACCTTTGAGAGGTCGCTGCTCCTCAAAAAGCCTATTGTGTTCTGCAGCTCCATGTGGGAGGTCATCAGCCTATTGCGTAGCACCATTGGCACTTTGCCAGCCTCAATGTTAGCCTCCAGTAACTCATCGCAGTAGTTCGCCTCTACCATGTATGTGGTTACACCACTAAAGCGGTACTTGCAGGCAAAGGTATCTGTAAAAAACACCATCTTGCCCAGCTCCTCCTGCTTTACAATGTACCCCACGCATGGCACATCGTGCATCACCGCAAACGGCTGCAACACAAAACTGCCCATCTTGTATGCTTTGCCCAGCTCAATGGGCTGCACGTTACGCTCAATGCCCTTTGCCTGCTGTACGGCTGGCAGTGCCAGCACCTTAATGCCTGCCTTTGCATACTCTGCTGCATAACCTGCATGGTCGTTGTGCTCATGGCTTACAGCACAGCCCACTACCTTGGAGAGCTGCCACTGGAGGGCTTTTTTTACCTCCAGCAGCTTGCAGCCAGCCTCCAGTATAAGAGCCTCGCTGCTGCTCTCCAAAATGTAGCAGTTACCTTTGCTTGATGAGCCAATTATGTGTAGTTGCATATTGGGCTGCTGTTGGTTAAATTGGGCAATCGTTCTCTTGTGCTGCCTCCGTAGCCGGAGCTGCTGGCTGCAACACCTCACCAGTCTCTGTATCTACAACCTCTGTTGCCTCCTTTACCTCCTCAAAGTCTGCATCAACAGCTGGCTGCTTGGCTGGCTTTTGTGCCTGCTCTCTCTCCATGGCTGCTGGGTCGCTTTCGGGCAGCTCATCATCGCTGCTGCCCAGTGCAACCTTGCAGGCACGGCTAACAACAGTCTTCTTACACATTTGGTCGGTAAAGTTGTTGTGAGCACCGCTGTTGCCTTTTGCAGCACCCTGCATCCAGCTCTTTTTAATCATCGCCATGCTCATCAGCTCCATGTACTTTGAGCCATCCTTACGCACAACAATGGCATACGCTGCTGTAATCTTGGCAATATCCATGTTCTCCAGCTTTGTCTTGTGGCTCGCAAGCTGGTACTGCCCCAGCTCATCAATGGTGTACACAAACTCATCGCCCTCATACACCACCTGCGGATGTACATCTGCAATCTCCGTGTCGCGCTTTGTGCGCATCAGCTTGCCTCTGTAGTCCTCCCAAAACGTGAGCTGGTTGCCAGACACAATAAAGTAGCACTGCTTTTTGGCTACGGAAAGCCCCTTGATAATCATTTCCAGCAGGCAGTTGGCAATGCTGTTTGAGGTGCATACCTCCAGCGCAGGCTTATAATCCTTGCTCTTAACCTCTTGCAGGTAGAGCCATGCCATGCGCACTGCGTTGCCAGCATGGTAGCCTTTGGGTAGTACAAGCTGCCCTGCCTGCTCCATGGCACTTACACGCTCCAGCACGCTGTCGCTGATGTTCTTCTGTTTCTTTTGCAGCTCCGTTACTTGCTGCTGTGCAGGTGCAGCCGCTGGCTGCGTTGTTACCTGCTGCTTGTTCTCATTTGCCATAATACGTTACGTTTTATTAGTTAATAATGGCTGGTGTTAGTTGGCTCTTACCACCAGCGTTTTGTCTCTGCTTACTATGAGCTGTATGCACTGGCTCTGCATTGGCAGTACATTGTTAATACTCTCTGCATTGTCAATAAAGCAGGGTGCATACACTCCCTTGTACTTGCATATAGCATTGGTAATGTCAATGCCAGCGTTAATGCGGTCTGCGCTATTCAAGTCACCGAAAGGCACACCACCAACAAGGCACTCACATTTTGTTTTTAACGCACCATTCAGCTTGTGCTCAAACATCTCAAACCTCACCATGGTAAACAAACCATTCACCTTGCTCTCCAGCTCGGTAATCTCTTCCTCCATCAGTTGCTGCGCCTTGTACTCTTGGCTCTCCAGCTCGGTAAGCTGGCTGTTTAGCTCTGCCTCCTGCTTTTCCAGCTCCTCAATGCGCTTTTGCTTACGCTCAATGGCTTGCTTGTTTGCAAGCAGTGCCTTTTGGCTGTCACGCTTTGCAACCATCTGCTGCTTGTCTGCCTTTAGGCTCTCAATGCCGGCATCCTCTCCATTGCCTCCTGCGCTCTGTGCTGCTGCCAGCTCCTCCTCCTTTGCTGCAATTTCTGCCACAACCTCACCAATGGCAGCATCTGCCTCAATGCGTACCTGCACACTGGTAATTGTGTGAGCCTCCAGCTTTTCAAGCTCCAGCTGTGCCTCCTGCTCCTGCTGCCTTGCAGCCTCCAGCTCCTCATCGGCTTTACTTACAATGGTATCTTGGTTTGCACGCAGCATGTTATCCTGCTCAACCTCATGCTCATGCTTTGCTTTCATTTCGTGAGCCTCTGCGTTGAGCTGCTGCATCTTCTTTGCGTGAGCCGTGTTCCAGTTCTCCTGCATACGCTGCACAGCCTCCTCAATATCCTCTGCCTCCAGCCTGCGCTTGCAGGTCGGGCAAACAAACTCTTGGCTGTCCTCATCATACGTAAACTGCTCTGCCTTGGCATCAGCCCAGCGTGTGCGGAAAGCAGCGCACTGCTCCTGCCATGCCTGCTCCTTTTTCGCTGCCTGCTCCTCAAATCCTTGCAGGTACTTTTGCGCAGCCTCCTTATTATTAGTAATGAGCTGCTGTGTGCTCTGTGCTTGGCTTATACGCTGCTTTGCCATAGCCTTGTCATGCTCCCACTTCATGCACTCGCTGCTGTATGCCTGCTGGTGCTGGCTCTCCATCTGCTGCCTTTTAGCCTTTAGCTCGTTAATGGCTTTTCGCATAGCTGCCAGCCTCTCATACTTGCTGTCCTCAACCTTGCTGCGGTCTGCCAGCTCCTCCTCAATGCGTGCAATGGCACTCTCCGTAGCTGCCAGCTCTTTCTCCAGTGCAGCCCAATCGCTGTCCTGCTCCAGCTGTGCAATATCATTCTGCTGCTCGCTGATGCGCACTGGTATGCGCTCCAGCTCTGCCTTTACCTCCTTTTTCTTATATGCAAGGTGCTCCAAAAAACGCTCCATCTGCTCACCCTGCATCTGCTCCAGCAGCTGCTCAAAATCTTTGTTGCCTGCTGACAGCTCCTCCATGCTCACCTCTCCAACCATCTCTGTAAGCAGGGCACGCTGCTGCTCTGCTGGCAGGCTGGTAAAGTAAGAGGGGTTGGTGATGCTCATAAACAGAGCCTCATTGCAAAACGTAGCAATATACTCTTTGTAGTCTTTCTCTTGGTACTTATTGCCATCTACAAAGTAGTTGGTTGTGTGCCCAGCAACACGCTTTGCACCATCCTCTGTTACCCACTTGGTAACATACACTCTGCGCAGCGTTACCTCTCTGCCATCCACATCAAGTACCAGCTGCACCTCATGCTCTGTAATAGGCAGCAGCTTGCCGCTCTCATCCTTGGTCTCAATGCCAAATGTTGTTTTGCCCTCGCAGTTCTTTCCGAACAAGCACCAGCGGAAAGCATCGGCAATGGTTGTTTTGCCACTCTTGTTAGCTCCGTAGATTTGGGTGATGGTGGGGCTAAACTCCACTTTGCGCTCACCCAGCACCCCCTTAAAGTTTTTGAGGGTCATGCTTTTAATTGTGATAACCATAATACGTTAAGTTTTGAGTTGTTTATAAATTGGTGTCCTTAAAAATGTTTGCTGCCACTGCCTCCTCTGCAACCTTTGCCTGCATAAGCTCTGCCTTTGAGTAGTAGAGAGGGCTGTTTACAGCCTTGCCTTTGCGCTTGGGGTGCAGGTTGCCCAGCCGTACCTGCTCCAGTACCCATGCCTCGCCATGGTTGCCGCCATACTTGGCATCCTCCTTTGCAAAAAAGGCAAATGCTTTGCGCTGGGTAATCATATCCTGCTGTGGTTGTATCGTGCGCAGTGCCACGGCTGCACCACATGCTGCAACACCCTCCAAAAAGTGCCTTACCTTGTATGCCTCGTTCTCCATACCTTATGCCTCCTTATTGTTAATAGGTGTGTGCATACGCTTGTACTGCCATACACATGTGCCCAGTGCCAACACTATTGCCAACACCATGCGTACCCACTCGGCTGTGTGCCACTCCTTGCTCTCATCAATGCTTGCCAGTAAAAACACCACGGCAATCATTGCCATGCAAATCAAGCTCTCCTTACGTGTAAGCTCTCTCTCTTGGTTATGTGTCTTAGTTGCCATAATCGTATTGTTTATTTGTTAAATAAATTGTTGGTTGCCGCATACTTAATAAACTCTGCCATGTTGTGCAGCCCCAGCTTTCTATACACCACCTTTTTGTGGTATTTTATGGTTTGCAGGCTTATAAACAGCCTCTCTGCAATCTCCTCATCGCTCACACCATTGTAGCACAGCTCCATAACTTCCAGTTGTCTGTTACTCAACGTGCTGTTAAACCTTGGCTGGCATAACACACCATCCCACTTGCATTCGCCTCTTAATGGGCAGCTAACAAACTCAAAGTTAAAGCCCCAGTTGGCATCTACATCTATCGTGTTGTCATACACACCAAAGTTACACTTTATAAACCTGCGCACAGCCATATAATCTCTGTACTGCTTATTGGCAGCACTCTTGCTGTAAAGCTCCATGAGTGCCGTGTATGCATCGGGGTAAAACTCACGCAGCACACTCAAAAAGCTCTGCACAAACTCCGTGTCGCTCTCCTTTAGCTGCCTCTCTGCCATACCAGCCTCACGCAGCGTAACCTCTCCTTCGGGTGTCGTATAAAATTCTATTGGTCTCATACCTCCTGCTCCTGCTCCTGCATGAGCTGCTTTTTGAAAAACTTTTCCTTGTTCACACAATCCTTACTCTCAATGTAGCCATATTTTACCATGGCATCCAGCAAGGCATCCACTGCAAGCTCACTGCTTGGTACTTGTGTACCGCAAATCCACATTCGGATGGTCTGCTCACTACACTTGCAAGCCTCTGCCATACGCTCCACAAACTCCTGCTTTGGAGCTTTGCGCACTGGAGGTAGTGCATTATAAACACCATCCAGTGTTGTACATGCTGTCGGGGTATTGCACCCCATTTGGGTAGTTTTTTTCATTTTCTTTCAATTTTCGTTGTCAATTCAGCTAAAAATGCGTAATTTTGTGCCGTTAATTGGTTTTAACGATGCAAAAGTACAGCATTTTTTGCTATCAGCCAAATTTTTCGGCAACTTTTTTTGCTGTCGTTTGACCGCAAAATTTGATGAAATAAATGTAACTCGTTATGACACAGAGCGAAAAAGTGAGCGAACAGCTCAAAAAATTTTTTTTGGACTTGGGGCTTTCACAGCGGCAAATTGCTAATCGTGTGGGAGTTTCCCAGCAAGTAGTGCAGGCTCTGCTCAATGGCAGGGCATTCGGGAAAAAGACAGCGCAGGTATGGAGTACAGAGTTTGGATTCAACCCTGCATGGCTTATTACTGGAGAGGGTGCAATGCTTCTCTCGGAAAAGGAGGCACAGCCAACTTTGGCGCAACCGACAGCACAATATGTTGTCGGAGAGGCTGCGCAGGCAATAGCAAACGAAATACTGCGCTTGGTTGCAAATGGTGAGCTTTACACCGCCAATGCCATGGAGGAGGTGAGGCAGCAGCTAAAGGAGAAAGAGCTGGAGGTGCAAAGGCTCAACAGAGAGATTGGAGCACTGGAGGCGCAGCTGGAGCGTTTAGGTGGTAGTACCTCTCAAAAAAGCGTGAATGTAGGGTAGTGAGGTTTGTGCCACAATACGCTCGTAATAGGTAGGTATTACAAAGTATTAGAAAACCGCCCCAAAGTATTATTTTACTATTATTAAGAATTAAGAGGTATGGAAGATTTAAGCAAAGCCGCAATTAGCACACTCATGGAGGTAGCCATGGAGCTGGCAGATGGTAAATGTGATGAGAGCATGGATAATGTGGAGAAAATGATACTACTGCTGGAGCTGGAGATTGACAATGCAAAGGCAGAGGATAAGCCCACAGATGAGCTGGAGGAGTTAAACCAGCAGTTTATTGATTTACAAACACAGCTTTTTAGGTATGCCAACAGCAGATAAGAACAATATAAATGCCGCCATTAAGGAGCGTTTCTTTACTGCCATCCGCAGGCTCATGGAGCTTGGCACTTTGAGAGGCAGGCAAACCTATTGCAGGCTGTATGGCATAGATAAGCGCAACTTTTATGCGCAGGAGCAGGACACGCAGCTGCTACGTATGCAGCTTTACTGGCTTGTGCCACTGGTAGAGGTGTATGGTGTAAGCGCAGAGTGGTTGCTAACTGGGCATGGTACAATGTTCAAGACAGAGCCACCAGCCAAACAACGTAAGCAGCGCACTACACGCTACCCAAAGCCAGTGTGAACATATAAAAAATGGCAGCTATTAATGTTTACTTAACAACTGCCCTCACACATTTTTACCAAAAATTTATGCGCATTTTGTGGCTTATTTTATGCATCAAGCCACCACCACCTGCTTGGAGGTGCTGCTGGTGCTTTGAACTTAACCAGCTCCAGCACCTTTTTGTTTGCTGCATCTTGTGCGCTGTAATCTCTGTCAATGTAAATATCCGTTACCCTCATGCTCTCATCAACATGGTTCAATGCCTCATGTATGGTCTCCTTGTCTATGCCTGCCTTGTTCCTTGCCAGTGTTGCCCATGTGTGCCTCGCTGCATAAAACTCCAAATCATCCTCACCAACAGCCTCCAGCCTGCCAATCTCCTTTAGCCCCTTGTTGAGCGCAGTATTAAATGTGTGGTAGCTGGCATAACGCTGGTAAAAATTAAACACCCTCTCCCCAGTTTTATCTCTATACCTCTCCAGTAGCGGTTGCACGCATGGCTCAACCTTGATGCTTATCTGCGCAAAATCAGCCCTCCTGCCTCTCGTCTTGCTCCTTTGGTACGTTATGCGCCCATCCTTGTACTGGGTGCATCGGAACAAGTCCACGCTGTTCATTCCTATTAAGCCAAAGGAGAGCAAAAACACATCCCTTGCCAGCGTTACCCTGCTGTCCTTTGTCCTCCCATCCTCAACCTGCATAATGGCTTGCAGCTGCTCCACGCTCACGCTGCGCTTACGTGTGAGGGGCTGACGTGGCACATGGAAACGCTTAAATGGGCTGTTTGGTATGCGTATTATACCTGCATCCTCATCATTGTATTTCTCCTTTGCCTTGTTATGCAGTATGCGTATGTAGCTCAAATAAAGGCTTGGCGCTCTCTCTCCCTTTGCTGGTGCTCTCTTACCCTTGGCTGGCTTGTACTGCTGCTTTGGCTCATTGGCAATAAACTTGGCAAAGTCCTCCAGCAGCTTAACCGTCACCTGCTGTATTGGCAGGTGGTCTGTGTGCAGGAAACGCACCAGCGCATTGAGTGCCGTATCGTAGCCTTTTGCGCTGCCCCACCTGCCTTGCTCCTGCGTTTCCTCAACCACCTGCCTGCCAAACTCTATAAAGTCCAGTTCAAACACCTCATGCTGGTGCTCATAGCTTGTAATGTATTGCACCACCTCATCCACACTCATAACCTTTGCCCTCTCAACCGGCAGTGTTCCGGCTATGCGCTGGTAACGCTCAATTATAGCCTTTAGCTCATCCAGTACCTGCTGGCTCTTAATCTTGTACCCCCTTGTGAGGTCTTCACGCTTAACAAACACATTTGTTGCAATGTGCCTTTTAACCCTGTTATGTGTTACACGCACCTTTACATTGTACGTGCCATCAGCTTTTTTGTGGTGTGCATACACCACTGCCTTAAATGTTACGCTCATACGCTCTTGCAGATTGCTATTATATTATATAATGTGTGGCATGGCTGGAGTGCGGCTGCGTTCCACACTGAACCACATTTGAACCACAATGCGCTGCAAATATACGGATTTTTTGCGGAAAGTGAAAATAAATTAAGCCAGCTTAACACTTGGTTAAACTGGCTTTTGGTGTACCCTTGTAGGGAATCGAACCCTAATCTGCGGAACCGGAATCCGCTATTCTATCCATTGAACTACAAGGGCTTACGCTCACTTTGTTTGTTCTCTTTGCAGGCTCTTGCCAGCTACTTTCCTTTTTGTGTGCTCCAGCTCCTTTGCAGGTCGAGCTAAAATAAAGCCATCAGAACCGGAATCTGATGGCTTATTTGATGCTCCGTGCTCTCTGTGAGTGGTTAGCGGGTTTCCATGTCAGCCTTTTGAACCACTATTGAACCACAACTGCAAAAAGTTGGTCGGTTGTTAAGCGGTTGCTGGTGCAAAGGTAGGCATTTTTCTCCGTATCTCCATCATGTAGCATCACTTTTTCACAAATTTTATGTATTTTGCCGTAGTTAGCCTTGTATGTGGGTTGCTCGTAGTGCAATCCAGCTCAATATATTTGCAGCCGAAGCGGAAGAAAAGGAAACGCTTTGGCACTCTGTGAGCCAACACCAGCAGCGTGTCATTGCTGGTAAACTCTGCCTGTAACCTGCCAGCCTTGTTTATGCAGCCGCTTGCCTGCACCCACCCATCATCAAACTCCCAGCACTTTAGTGTGTCCTGCCTGCCCTCTGCTGGCAGGTACACTATGCTGTCCTTGGTGATGGTATCAATGCGCAGCTCTGTTCTGCTCCCTGCCTGCACAAGGTGCTCCAGCCGTTTATTCTTGATGCCCAGCTCATGCACCTGCCTCTCCAGCTCCGTGCAGTGCTCCTCAAACTCACTGGCTGTCAGCTCCAGCTCCAGCACTCTTGCCATGCTTTTGCCGTTTGCCGTGCGCAGCGTATCACACTCCTTTAGCAGTGCCTGCTGGTTACTGCCCAGCCTCTCGCACTCTCTACCCAGCTTGCCTATGTACCAGCATGAGATTACACAGCCTGCAATAAGCGCAGCCAGTAGCAGTAGAATTGTTTTCTTATCGTCACTCATGATTTAACCCTCCTTATACTTTATGTACTCCAATATACCTGCAACATGCAGAGCTGTAATGGCATTCTTGCCCTCCTCGCTCAACAGCCACTTGCAGTCCTCTCTGTTATCCATAAACATGTTCTCTGTCAGCACAGCAGGGCAGTTGGTGTCTCTGCACATGGCAAGGTTCTGCACCCAGTATGCCTGCTTTGCCGTTGGCTTGCGCACTTTAATGCCCAGCTCTCCAGCAGCCTCTGCCAGCTTTGTAGCCAGCACCTTGCTATTATAGCTTGCATTGTTGCTCACAAAAACGCTCCAGCCTTTTGCATCGTGCCACTTGCCATCACTGCCAGCAGCATTGCAGTGTATGCTTACAGAGAGGCATTTTGCTGTGCCATACTGCTTGCAGTACTTGTTAATGCGCCTGCACCTCTCCTTTAGCGTTATGTCTGTTGTTTCGGGTGTCACCAGTATGGCTGTTACCCCCAGTTCTACCAGCCCTCGCTGCAACATGCCGGCAATTACTCTTGCATACTGGTACTCCAGCATCGACTTATCGGGGCTGCACTTCCCAGCCGTGTTTGAGCCATGCCCATTGTCAATTAGTACTACCATGGTATTTCGCTTTGGCGTTGCTACTCCTCTTTCTCCAGTTGTTTGGCTGCACCATTGCGCAGAACCTCCGTCAGTACCTGCACCATCTCCTCTTTGGTGATGAACTTGGCAGCAAGTGCCTCCACACGGCTCAACTCCGTGCGTGTTTTCTCATCGGCTTTCTCTCGCACCGAAAGGAACTCCACGACCAGCAGGAACACTCCCAGCAGGCACGTTACAAATGGGATGCCTTCAAGATGGGATAAGCCAAAGAGCTTTAGCAGGTGTGATAGCTGCAAGAGTGCATCAACACCAGCAGCTATCAACATGCCACCCTCATACATAATAAACTTGCTCAATGAGCGTTTTAAGCCCCATGAGCTACGTATCTCACCACGTTGTTTTGCCTTGTACAAACCGCTGCATAGATCTATAACCATTGCAGCCAATACAATCAAACAAGCCAGCACTATGACAGAGAACATTCTGCCTGCTGTCTCCAACATTTCGCTACTCATTTTACTGCCTCCTCTGTTTCATGTAACTACGCTTACGGATTAGGTACATGTTAAGGTTGTCTCTGTCCTCGTTACTGACAAGCTCCTTTGCACTGCGGAACTCAAAGCCCATCATATCACGGACGAGCACAACCTTAACAATGGTACTAAATGGGAAACGCATGTTTTGATGCTGCAAGGTTTTGAGTAACTTTTTGCTGGAGGTAAAGAACGCTGTCTCTGCCTCATTTAGTTGCCACTTGAACTTAACAAGCGTGCGCATACCATTGTCGGTCTCCACTCCATCAACAAAGCCAGTAACCCAAATTACTTGGTTTATTACCTCATCAATGCTGTGGTAATCGCCACTCGGTCTGCTTGCATCGCCACCTTGCTCTTGCAGATTGAGGTCACCAAAATCAAATGCCTCTGCCATACCTCTGTTAGCTACACATTAGTTTAACATGTTACTCTTCGGGTACGTTATTGCTGGCACAATCAGCAACCACCATAGCGTGCAGCTGTTTGCGGTCAGCAAGGAAATCAAGGTAAGGCTGCTTCTTGCTCTCATCCTCCAGCCCCAGCACGGCAGCATTGTAGTCGTTGAGCAGCTTGCTCTCATCATCTGTCTCGTACTTGGCAGTAATGAGCTGCTGGAAAACGTGCTTACGTGTGAGTGGGTAGGGAACAAGCAGGGAGTTGTACTGGTTTACACGTACCTTTTTGCCCTCCTCATCCTTCTGCTCAATCCACTGCTGCTGGAAGTTGTAGAGCGTAGTGCCCTTTACTCGGTCGATGTTGTCAAACGTAGGCTGCACCTCCTTGGAGATAAGCCCAATTTTCAAAATTTCTGTCTTCATACTCAAATTATAATTAAAAAGTTGTTTATATGTTCTACTCATTATTTCTTCAAAATGCTCTCTGTCGCAGTGTTGCAGCCAACCATAATGGCTTGCCAGCTCATGCACTGCCTGCTCAAAGGTTATGCCTCCACGTTGCTTGCTCTTACGCTGGAGCTTGTGCAGTTTGCGCCAGTAGCGTTTGAGGATGCTTGCTCTTGCCAGTACGTTGTAGTGGTTGCTCTTGTAGCCCACAAAATCAATACTGCGTGCATCAACTGGGAATATCTGCCAGTTTGGTTTTATCTCCAGCAGCAGCTCCTCACCCAAATACCTGCGCATTGCCTCCAGCAGCTCATGCAGCTCTGTTTTGGTTCTGCCCAGTACCACAATATCATCCATGTAGCGGTAATAGTAGCGCACCCTCATAACCTCCTTTATCCAGTGGTCGAATGGTGTTAAGTACCAGTTGGCAAAATGCTGGCTCGTTAAAAAGCCTATGGGTATGCCCTTGCCCTCTGTGCTATCTATTATAAGGTACATCAACCTTAATAGCCGCTTATCGCCAACACTCTTGGCAATGATGCGCTTTAGCACCTCATGGTCTATATTGTCATAATAGTGCCTAATGTCAATCTTTAGGCAGTAGCGTGTGCCACGCTTATCTCTCTGCAATGCCCTATTTAGGTCTTGTAGGCACTTGTGTATGCCTCTACCTCGCACACATGCGTAGGTGTTGGCGATAAACAACCGCTGCAAATGCTCCTCCAGCACATCTACTAAACAATGGTGTACTATCCTATCGGGTACAAGTGGAGCTATTTTCAAATGCCGCTCCTTTCCATCATTTATTGTTTTCTCCGTGTACTCACTTGGAGTAAATTGCTCTGTACTTAAAAGCTCCCACACGTATTGCATCGTCTCAATGTAGCCCACTTGCTCCATCATTCGCTGCACATCATGCCTTGTCTTTTTGCCCTTTATGGTGTTGTTGGTTGCCCTTAACACGTTCATTGGGTCGGTAACTTTCCAGTACCAGTTGTATATCTTGTGTGCCATCTGTAACAAGAGCTTTCAAACTTGCAGGCTCTTACCCCTGCACCTTACCAGCACTTTGTTATACCTACTCTTATTTTGCCACTGCCATTGCTGGCAGCTCTGTGGGGCAGGGTCTCGGTGTTACGTTTATTGTTGTTTGTACTTGCTCTGTTGGCAGAGCTTATACCATGGAAAGGCATATACAAAGGGAAACCATAATTCGCATTCGTATTCGCACCGCGATTATTCGCATTCGCATAGCGAACACCCGCATTCTCCGTATTATTCGCATTAGCAGCAGAGAGGAGCTGGTTCACCCGAAACACCGAAACCTTTTTATGCTGTGTGAGCTTGGAATTGAGAGGGGCAGCACCTTTATTGGTGCTGGCAGGGGGATGCCCCCTGCACCCCCTCCCACATTCTTCTGCTCACTGGCATTGCAGTTTAGCCGCCCTAAATGCCATCCTCGGAAATGTCAAGGCACAAAGGGAAACCAGAATACGCACCCGTAATCGCACCGCGAGTATTC